ACAGACACCGGCGTTCAGTTTTTCCAAGCTGCGATGATGGCCGACGTCGGCGGTGGGTACACCGCTGAGTACGAGGCCGAGGTAACCTCCCCGGCGTATGCCGAGGACTTCCAGCAGGGACTGATGATCGGTGGTGACTACGGCGTCTCGATCGGGATCACCGCTCGGGACGAGGATGCCATCTGTTCAATCGATGGCGATGTCTTCGCGGAGTGCAAGCACTTCCGCGGAGAGGAAGTCGACGGCAAGATCGCTGGCCCACTCTACGATGCTGGGGAAGCCGACCACCTCGCGGTGGTCTACGTCCCGGCATGGGAGGAGGCCGATTCCGAGGTAACTGACGACGCGAACGCAGCGATGCTCGCGTCGACTGCTGATGAGTTCTTCGGAGAGCCGTTCGACGCCAAACACCAGCAAGCGGACGCGAGCGCCGACACCGGCACCGCAGATTCCACCGAGGAGACCTGCACCGATGATCGGTATCGTGTCCAGGTCACACCTGACCCAGCGTTCACACTGAGACTCTAACCATGAGCGACGACAACCCGAACCAGCACACGGTCGCGCTCGCCGACCTCTCCGTTCCCAAGATCCGGTCTGAGAACGAGCAGGTCGCCGAGGAGCTCGACCGACTGGAGGGCCGTGTCGAGGAACTTCAGGCTGCGAAGGCCGAGGCGGAAGCCCGTGCCGACCAGCTCGAGGAGGAAGCAGAGAGCTTCGAAGCGGAGAAGCAGGATGCCCTCGACGACACAGCGGCCGAGTACGAGGAACAGATCGACGACCTCGAGACGGAACTCGAGGCGAAAGACGAAATCATCGAGGACATCCGCGAGGCCGAGCGCCAGCAGGCCCTCGACCGCTTCAGCGAGGCATTCGCCGCCGCGACCGGCGCGGACGAGGAAGCAGTCGAGGAGAAGCTGGCCGAGTTCGACGACGCGCCCAAGGCGACGGTGGAAGCCGCCGCAGAGGGCTACGAAGTCGCAGCCGAGCGCGCCGAATCCGCAGCCAACGTCGAGTCCACCGAGGAGAACCTCGGCAACACCGGCGAGACCACGACGGTCGAGGCTTCGGAGGAGCGCAAGCAGGAGATCGCCCGCGAGATGGGCGTCCTCGAACAGCTCGAAGCCGCTGACAACCTCAAACCGCAGGGGTTCGAGGTCGGCAACGAGGGGGGAGCATAGATGAGCCGAGCAGCAGAGGTCGGCGACAACCTGAACTTCACCTCGGACGACGCCGCTGACGGCGGCTTCGACTCCGAGGGGTACGTTCTGGAACCGGGAGACGACAGCGGCCGGACGGTCAAGAAGGCCGGTGCCGCTTCCTCGAACGCCTTCCTGGGCGTCAACCACAAGAGCACGTACAACTACGACGAATCGGTCGTCCAGCAGGGTGTCCCCGTCGGGGTCATCCAGGACGGCGTCGCGATGGTGCTCTGCAAGGGCGGGGTCAACTACGGCCTCGGCGACCTGGTGTACTTCCCCGCGTCCGGGGACGACGCCGGTGTCGCACAATCTGGCGACAACTCGACCACGGAGGTCGGCAAGGTCGTCGAAGACCACGATGACAGCGGTGGCCAGGCGAGCGACCCGGTGCTCGTCAAGGTCCGCGTCGACGGGAGGGTCTAACCATGGCAAAGCAGACAATCACTGAGATCGCCGCAGACGGCGAAGCGACAGAAGACGACGTGCTCCGTCGCCAGGTCGTGCGCGAGCTGCTCTACAAGCAGGCCGGGAACCTCTCGGTCGGCACGCAGATCGTCGACACGACCTCGTTCGACGTGCTCGACGTGAAGTTCGAGTACCCCGGCGAGATGTCGGCGGAGTACCCGGTGGCACAAGACACCACCGTGGACCGACAGAAGATCACCTGGAACGAGTTCGACATGTCCCTCCAGCAGGGCGAAGGGCGATACTTCATCGCCGACTCCGCCAAGCTGCGGGGCATGGGCGACCTCCAGCAGCGGTTCACCCAGCAGCGCCAGGGCGAGGCCCTCGCGCGCCGGAAAGACGAGAACATCCTCTCGGCTCTCCTGAACGGCTCCCCTTCCGCCAACGACGACACCGCGTCGGCCGGCGACGAGTGGGACCAGGCAAACGTGGACATGGTGGACGAGCTCCACGGCATGTGGACGGACATCCTCACGAACGCGCCGATCAACAACGCGAACGTCGGCAACTTCAGCGTCGTCCTCCCCATCGAGATCTGGGCGGAGATCAACCAGGTCGAGCTGATCAACAACGTGCAGCAGCAGATCCGAGACTACCTCGGAACCACGTTCGGCTTCAGCATCTACCCGACCAAGCTCGGGCTCCACGACGACGACCAGGTGGACCTCCAGGACGAGGCCATCATGCTGATCCCCGGCGACGAGACCGCCATCCACGGCATGCTCTCGGACGGCGCGGCCGCCTCGGCTGGCGTCCCACTCGTCGAGGAAGAACGCATCGCGGGCCGCGGCGACGAGTACATCGTCAGCCAGTGGTTCAACACCGCGATCGTTGAGCACGAGGGTGCCGGCACTGGCGAGAGCCCGCGCATCGCCACCCGGAAGAACGTCAACAGCAACCGGAGCTAAACGCTCCGGCAACGAGTAGGTGAAGACATCATGATCGACATCGGCGAGACATTCGCCGCCCGACGGTTCGGTACGCTCTCGTACGTCCTCCACGGGGCCCTCGCAGCCCAGGACTACCTGGGCGACACGGCCGGGGACAGCGGCGTCCCCATGCCGGACTGCACGCTCAACCACGTGCACTACCACCTCGGGTCCGCTGACGACGGGAACACAGACGTCGTGTTCCACAACGAGACGCAAGGCACGAGCGCCACCGTGACGCTCAGCACCAACACGGAAGACGATGCTGACCTCGACCTCGGCTTCAACGAGGGAGACGAGTTCGCCATCGAGGTGGACTCGGTCACCACCCCCGGGAGCGACCTGTCGCTCCTCGTCGAGTACGAGCAGCGGGAGATCGTCTAACCGGGGGTTCGTTCCCCACCCAACGCCAATGGTTGATTTTATCGACGATTACGACGCTCTGACAGTGGACGAGATAGTCGAGCGGCTCGCGGACAGGAACGCAGACGAACTCGTCGAACTCAGAGACCATGAATCAGACCACAAAGCACGGGTGACGCTACTCGATGAACTCGAAACACGACTCGATCAACACGGAAGCGGACATCGTGAGAGTGATCGAGAAAAAACAGAGGATAGCACCGGGCTCGTCGGTGAGTCCGACGACGAACGCCGCGATCCAGACGATGGGCCTGTTCAGGGAACTGGACTCCCAGATGGAACGGGTACACAGGACGACGAAGGAACTGAAGACGGTGGTCCCGTGGGAGTGAACGAGCCCGACTCCGGTGACGAGGTACTGGTCAGGTACATGGGACGCGGCCGCGGGTACGCCGCAGGCCACTGGTTCGACCATGCCTACGACGAACGTACCGTCCCGTACAACACGCGGATCGAGGACGCCGTAGAAAACGGGGACCTGCAACTCCTCCCCTGACCACATCGATGCCACCAGCAACGGATTAACACATGGAAGACTGTCCAATCGACAACTACGACCAGATGACCGTCAGCGAAGTTGGGTCGGCTATCGAGCCATACACCAACGGGCTCGAGCAACTCTCCGACTCCGACCTCGTCGAGCGACTCGAACTGGTCACAGCGGTACTGGAATACGAACGCGCCCACAAAGACCGGAAGACGGCCAAGTCTTCTGTGAGCGAAGTCCGTGACGCCCTCGTCGCCGAGGCGCGACCACGCGGCCTGCTGACCCCGGATGAAGAAGCCGAGACTGAGAGCGACAACGACGATGACGACCCGGTCGACGACGAAGGCGACGAGAACGATGTGGCTACTGACCCTGATGATGGCGAAGATCGTGGGGATGGGGATGATCCTGAGCGCGACGCTTCTGAAGACGAGGATGAAGCAGAGACTGCTGAAGTAGCCCCCTCCTCGGGCCCGATGCAACAGCGTGACAACGAGACGGCTGATGCATCGTTCACTGGGGCGGATCGTCGACAGCGCGTCCTCGTGCGAAACCACCTGAAAGAATCGAGGAACGTTGCTGGCCACTCGTTCGAGGCCGGTGAAGTCAAAGAGATCGTCCTCGACGACAAACTCCGATCGTCAATCCGACGCAACCAACTCCAGGTGGTGCGAGGGTAATGGTTCGCAAGAGTACCCACGTCTTCAAGGCCGAGATACGCGACTCAGACGACCACTACTCTGACGACGATGGATCGGACCCGGAGTTCAATATCATCCAGGATGACTTTCCCGCGTCGTGGACATCGATGGACGCGATCAGAGTGTATGTCCGAGACGACCACAACCAGGCGATAGACGTCGACGTGGAACACACTGGACCAGGAGATACAGAGTACGAGGCGGTGTCGAGTAACAAGACCATCTCGATCGAGTCCGGGAAAGATGGTGGAACAGCATACCTGGACGGACCGGTTGGGAACATGCGGTTCCGGTTCTACGGGATCGCATCGGCACCAACAGAAGGGTCGATCACGGTGACAGTTCTCGGACTCGGTCGGGAGTAATCATGGTCGTCGAAGTGCGTGACGTCAGGACGGCGCTGAACGAGATCGACGAGGACGCCATTTCGAACGCGGTGATCACACAGAAGATTGGACAGGCCAAAGCCATCGTCGACGACCACGGAATCGATGAGTCAGAAGCCCAGTACGACTACGCAGTGATCCAGACAGCGGCATACCTGTCGTTCACAGCCAGTCCGCCGATGGAACAGAAACGAGCACTCGACGCCGAAGCACACTGGAACGTCACCTCGTACCTGGAGAACCTGAAATGGCAAATGGACCTCGCTCTGGAATCCGCTGGCGGCGCTACTGGTGGCACCTCGGCGGCTCTCATCGACTCGACGGATAGCATCTACGACGACGTGACGAGCGACACCGACGACACGCAGTTCTCGCGATGATGTGTGAGGCGGCGTTCGCTGTCGGGATCTGGGCGATCGTGCTGTGTGTCGTCGTCCTGTTTACATGGATAGTGCTCGCAGATCGATAGCGTCACCAAACCTGGTATCAAGTACGTGAGACATACCGATACCCATGGCGAGTGAAGTCGTCGATATCAACAGAATCCCCCAGCTCATTCTGGCGCTTGACGAGGCCCAGGAGGAGTACCTCGAACACATGGGGAAAGCGATTCTCAAGCAGATCGACATGGGGTTCGAGAAGGGAACTGACCCCCTCGGGCGGACGTGGGAGCCTCTCGACCCCGAAACGGTCGCGAGAAAGGGTCACGACGACATCCTGATCGAATCCGGCGACCTTCGTGACTCGTTCGTCTACGAGGTCGACGAGACTGAGAACGCCGTCGCAATCGGGTCCAACTCCCCGCTCATCGACTTCCACGAGTTTGGGACTGCTGATATTCCCCGGCGCCCGATCCTTCAGCCAGCGTCGATCTGGGCGGAGGAAAAGCTGATCGTCCCGATGGGAAAAGACGTGATCGGTGACAAAATCGACAAGGTGACGTTCTGATGCCGGACTTCTCGGCGGCGGACGCGATCATGAACGACGGTCGTTGGCGGGCGGTCGTCGAAGTCACCCCACGTGGGACCGTCACGAACACCAACGGCTACGCGACGCACACGACCGGTGACCCCGTCGAGATTGAGGCGGTTATCCGACCAGCCACAGCGACCCGATACGCGAGGATAGCCGAAGGGCTCTCGGACGGCGCGGAATACGTCATGTTCGTTCGACACGACGCAGAGGTTGTATCGGGAGACCAACTCGACTACCTGGGAGACACCTTCGAAGTACGAGGGCTCGAGGCTGACCCATACGACGGGCTCAAGATCTTCGAGCTCGTCCAGGAGCTGACCTAAATGCTGACCTTCGACGAACAACAGCGCATCTACGACTCCGTGCCGACGTCCTATTCTGTGGGATGGGATGGGGCGACGTACACGTACAGCGATGTCCCCGTCTGGTGGGATGGACAGGATCACGATATCGACCTCCCCGAGATCGTCCTTGCCTGGAACGCACAGGGAGTCGAGAAAGACGGACAGCAACCGATGAACCAGGTGCTCGACTACGACCTCAAACCGAACGTCCCTGACGTAGACATCACGCGTGGGACTCGCGTGTACGACGAGATGCAGGTTACGTTCGCCGTCGAACACGACCAGAACGCCGACGGGGTACCGGCCGAGGTACGCTCGAACGCCTTTGCCGGGGTGTTACTCGACCACTTCCGGTATGCGTTCGATCAGAACGATGATGGGCCGAACGATGAGCGACCTGTCCTTGCTCGTGTGATTGGTGAGCCGACGGTCGTACCCGCTGAGATAGACGGGGACCGAGGGCTTCGGGCCGCGTTCCCGGTTCGATTCCACTACACGGACAGACACGTCGATACCGAACCCACGGTCGAAACCGTCGAGGGTGACGTCGACGTCGACGGCGACTCGAACACGAGCAACCCGTTTTCGACCAGCTAACGGCGCCCGCCGGCGGGATTGCGTAGCCACAACCCCACCCTCTCGGGCCCGAAAACGGGTCTCCGAGACCGTACGACCGCCGAGGATCGTTTACTAACGTATTTTGAGAGTTCCCACGTATAACCCCCATACGTCTACGGGGTAGAACATTAGCGAAAACTGGTATATACGCCAGATTGTGTCTATTCTGATGAAACGATATGCCAACCAGTGTAGTCGACATCAGCCTGTCGTCGAGCACTGGTGCCACGGCCCAAGAGACGTACAACGACATCTGCGTCATCGGCCATGCCACCAGCGCGCCGTCGGCTGGGTTCAACACGGTCAAGTCCTACACGTCCGCATCGGACGTGGAATCGGACTTCGGGGCCAATTCCGACGTTCACACCGCCTCAGAAGCCCTCGCGGAGATGGGCGTCTCGGAATGGTCCGTCATCGTAGCAGAAGAAAAAACCGTCACGGACGAGGTGATCGATGGGTCCGACAGCTCGGCGCTGACGAACGGGGCTGTCGATAACGTTCCCGTCCACGACGACGCCTCGACTCTGACTGTGTCGGTCGACGGGTCGGACATCACTGCGTCCAACTTGATGTTCACCGTCGACGACCCCAGTTCGAAGTCGCCCGGGGCGGGAGAAGCGTACTTCAACACCGACACGGGTGAGGTCGAGGTCGGCGACGCGACGTCCGGCTCTGGCGACGGGATTGAGGTGGACTACCACCACCTCGACTGGTCGCCGGTCAAGACGGAGATCGAGCCCCTGGGGTTCGACCTCGTGTTACTCGCAGACACCCACTTCGACGTGCCTGGCTTCGGCAACCTCGACGAGATCGTCAGCTGGGCGAGCTCGAACGACGCCGGCGTCGTCGGGGCCTCGGTCAACGGCGACAACGAGTCCACCGAGCAGGACGCGATGGACATCGCCCACGAGGTGGGCGGTGCCGTCTCCTCGGGCCACTACATGCAGGTTGCCCACAAGTCGACCGACGACGTGGCGGCCTACATCGTCGGCCAGCTCGGCGTGAACGAAGCCTGGTTCGACCCGTTCTGGGACGGCGACGGCTACCCGTTCGCAACGAACTACTACAGCCGCGCCAACGTCGGCGACCCGTCCTCGGCGGGAACGTTCGAGGGTGGGGACGCCAGCAACCAGGAAGGAGCGACCAACGTCGTGATCAGCGTCGACGGGACGAAAGTCCTCTCGAACAGCCTGACCACGGCCGGCTCGTCGTCGAACTACCAGTTCTTCGACGTTGCCCGAACTGAGTCGTTCGTCGCGAGCGAGATCGAGAACGCACTCACCTCGCTGCGTCTGTCGAGCGACCAGATCCCGTACACGCCCCAGGGGCGCTCGGCGATCATCGGCGCGATCCAAGGCCAGCTCCAGGAGTACGTCTCGGGTCAGGGAGCCCCGCTCTCTGAGCTGGACATCAGCGCACCCACGATCGACCAGATCTCGGACTCTGACAAGGCGAACCGTGTGTTCCCCAACATCAGCGTCACCGGCACGCTGGCCGGGAACGTCCACGAGTTCAGCGTCGATCTGAACGTGCAGGTATAAAGGAGGTGACATAAGATGCCAAAATCAGAGTACGACGCCCGCGAAGTCTCGATCATGGTCAATGGGGTCGCAGTCGCAGACCTCGACTCGTTCGGATACGACCAGAGCAAAGCCCACGAGCTCGAACGCACCCTCGACGAGGGGAGCGTTTGGGTGAAGGGAACCGGTGAGTTCACTGGGACAGTGGTCATGAAGGCCACGTCCGACAACATCCCGGACGTCGAAGACCTGTTCCAGAACGACGAGATCTTCGACATCACGATCCAGTACGCCAGCACGGAGCCACGCTCCCAGAGCGTGTTCACCCGAGTCATGCTACAGGACTGGGGCCCATCGGACTACGAGCTCGATGGACTCCCGACGTTCGAAGGGTCCTGGGAAGCCGACGAGGTCGCACACAGCTAACCTCGGCGGCAAAACTGTTATAGCGTCGGAATCAGTATTCTGATATATGTCGGATACCGACAAGTCTGAACAAGAAGTCACCGAGCGTCGCGACGTTACGGACCTCACAACCAACGAGGAAGTGGAGGAAGCTGTCGACGACATGCTCGGAATCCCCGAGGAAGAACGTCCAGACCGTAATCTCGCGGTCCCCGACGACGAGGAAGACCTCAAAGCGGAAGCGAACGAGCCCGAAGTGCGGCCCGAAGTTGAGGCCCACATGGAAGCGGCCAAACAACAGCAGTCCGAGCAAGAGGAAGAAGGATCGACGGCGGTCACGGTGAGCTCGCTTGAGGAGCCCGACGAGTGGGAAGACTTCGACTTCGAGGGCCAGGAGTGGACGCTCGACGACGCCAAAGAGCCCGAGGTCCGAGAGGTCCGCGGTATGGTGTTCAAGTTCGCAGAGCCGGAGAACGACGACGAGATCCTCAACCAGCTCGAACTGGCCAGTGGTGGCGACCGATGGGACCAGATGTACGCGCTGGTCGGGCTCGTGGTGGAAGGACCGGAGGTCACCGAAGAACGATGGGACAACATGAGCTTCGCCTCCAAGCTCGCACTCGGGTCGGCCGCCGCTGACTACCTGGGGCTCGACGAGGGTTTTCTCGACGAATAAGGGGCTGGGCACAGTCCCCTGCTGGCCAGATCACGGTCAGCATCGCCCTGAGATTCAACAAAGAAATCGAGGAAGTCGACGCATGGCCCTGGCGCCGTAAGATCGCCTACGCGCTGTCGATCGGCGCAGTGGAAAACCAGGAACGAGCACAAACGGACATCCCGAACGTAAACACGTCACAACTCCCCGCTGGCACGAACGTCAACACGAAGATGCCCTCCGGCAAGGATGTCCACCCATCGGTGGCGAAGCACGACCACGTGTTCCACGTCGAGAACGGCAACTAACCTCTCGATGCCACCAGCAGCGGTTTGCGCGAACACTTATTACCGTTTACTGTCAATATCTATATATGGAAACACGTAGAACGACTGGTATGAGCATCCCAGAAGACGAGGTATCGAGCTGGATCGGGACGCCCCGAGAAGACATCCCGGAGAGCATCACCCGGATGTTCGACGCGTTCGACTCCCCCTGTCCAGAGTGTAACGCAGACATGGTCACGTTCGCCCCCTCGGACATCGACAGCGAGTGTGTCTGCTTCGCATGTGGCTCCGAGTTCCGAACGAAGGACGTTGACGACATGGTTGAAGTCGCCGGCCAGAAGGTACAGCAACACATCGAGAACCGGAAAGAGCGAAAGGAGCAGATGGAGGCCGGGGAGTACAAGCGTAAAGGGAACAAGAACCTCGCGAAGATGCTCACCGTCATCGGGTTCATGTTCTGTCTCACTATCATCGGGCTCCCAATCGGCGCGATCCTGATCTACCTGGCGTCACGGATCGCACCAGACCCCGAGGACTGAGCTTTTCTAACCCTGTAGAAAAACTGGTATATAGGGCAAATCGTCTTCGTTTAGGTAGCCGGCGGTAGTGGTGCCGCCGACACTGGTCATGAGAGTATCCGCGTCAGTCCCTCCAGAGCGTCTGTTCGAGGTGTCCAAGTAGATGGTTTTCCAGCAGATTCGACACCTGTTCATCACGCTCGACGCGACCGACCAGGCGACACGAAAACTAAAACAGGTCGACCGAACCACGGATAACCTCACACAAACACAGTTAGCGGCGGCTGAGGCGGCGCAAACATATCGTCGACGGCTTGTCGCAGCTGGGTTCGGTGCGGCGATTCTTACCGGCGCGATGGCCCGCATGGTCGTGATGACCTCTGAGGTCGACCGGACGTTCGCTCGTATCCAGGGGACCAGTGGGGCGACCGCAGATGAGATGCGTCGGATTCGCGATGAAGCAGAAGCGATCGGTGCCGGGATGCCGGTCCTCATGTCCGACGCCGCCCAATCCTTCGAACAGCTCAGCTACGCTGGGTTTACCGTCGAAGAACAGCTCGCTGCTGCGAATGCCGTCACTGAGCTCGCGATCGCCGGCAACCTCGGTATGGCGACGTCTGCTCGGACAGCGGCCTCGGCGATACGCGCGTTCAACATGGAAGCGACGGAGATCTCGCAGGTGACGGAGACGATGGCGGCGACGTTCACCAACAGCGCCTTCGAGATGGAGGAGTTGACACAGTCGCTCGAATACGCGATGACAACGGCCGCACAAGCGAACCAGTCCTTCCAGCAGGTGACTGCGGCACTCGGTGTGCTCGCCGACGTCGGCCTCCGTGGGTCGAAAGCAGGGACCGCTCTCGAACGCGTGTTCACTCGTATCGCCAAGCGGAACGGTGAGGCGGCCGACGCTATGGCGCGGCTGAACGTAACGATAGAGGACTTCACTGACGCAGAGGGCGATTTCTTGAAGCTCAGCGACATCATCCAGATCGTCGAGCAAAGAATCGAGTCTCTGGGCGTCGGCGGTGCTGAAACACTGAAGATCCTCCAGGAGATGTTCGGCGCTCGCGGTGGCCGAGCGGCGGCCGCACTCGTGGCCAACTCCGAGGAGTTCCTCGAGAACATCGGCGACATTGCTCGTGCAGAAATCGGCGCAACGATGGCCATGCTCGACGAGATGAACAAAGAACAGCTTCAGCAGGCCAACGCCACGCTGAACATGCTGGTCGAGGACTTCGACAACCTCTCGTTCGACGTGGGTGGGGGAACGTCGACAGCTGACTTCCTGAACCAGTTGCTCGCAACTGCACAGGTCGTCGAGGAGGCTGATATGGCCCGAGCCATAGACATGGCGTTCGAAGGCATCTCGACGGAGTCTGCGGCGATCCTCGCTGACGACATCGTCGCGCTCCGCGAGCTCCAGGCCCAGGCGTCAGCACTCTCGGATTCGGAGCTTCAGCAGCGGGTGACTGAGGAGTTCAACCTCGAAGGCGACGGAGCACTCCAGATGGCTGAGGCGATCCGTGCTGGACGCGGAACCCAGTACCTCGCCCGATCCATCGAGGACATGACGACATCTGGGGAGCTCGCGGAAGCACAGGTCAAGTCTCTCTGGGGCGAGATCGAATACCTCCAGGGGTCGGTCGAGTCGCTGATCCTCAAGATGGTCGGTGGGATGAAGCCCGCACTGGACGTGTTCTTTGCCGGCGCAAAGGGCCTGCTGGACCTGCTCAACTCGAACCGGGCCGTCGTCAAGGGGCTCGGGCTGGGGATGGCGTTCCTCACGGCAACGCTCATCGCGCTCACTCTCGTGTACGCGAAACTCGCAGTGTCCGCTCACCTCACGGCCATCGGCTTCTGGGACCAGACCGCAGCAATGAACGCGAACACGCTTGCGACGAAAGCCAACTCCATCGCGAAGGGTATCAACGAGGCCGCGTCGCTGGCGCTCGTGCTGGCACAGCTCGCCCTCGGGAGGACGACCCGGTGGAACGCCATGCAGCGGCTGGGCTACAACAACATGATGCGTCTGTCGGCGATCCTGAAGGCCAAGGACGCCGCCGCGTCGACCATCCTCGCCGTCGCAGAAGGCTCGCTCGGCGTCGCTGCTGCGGCGGCCGCGTTCGCTCAGGGACTCCTGAACGCTGCACTCGAATACTTCGAAACCATGACCGTCGTGGGTCAGATCATCTCGATCGTGGTCGGCCTCATCCTCCTGGGTATCACGATAGCCATGGTGACGGAGAGGTTCATCGGCTTTGGAGACGCAGCTGACGCCGCTGGTGGTGCCCTCGCCGACATCATGGAACCGCTGAACCCGTTGATAGACGCCATGTGGGTCCTCGTCGACGTGACGGCATGGACGCTCAAGCTGATGTACGAGGTCACAGCCCTCGGCATTGTGTGGTGGTTCCGACGCTTCGGTGAGACGATCATGTGGGTGGTTGACCGGATCGTCGACTTCTACGTGTGGACAGAAAGCCTTGGGCTGGTCGGGAAGGCGGTCCTCGGTACGTTCTTCCCTGTGTTGTGGCTCCTGTGGGGACTCTCGTGGGCGCTCGAAGTCGCAGGCATCCACATCGAAAACCTGGCCGAGCAGTGGGACTGGTTTACGATGGTGATGTCCCGTGGCTGGAAGCGTCTCGGTCTCGCGATCGGTGACGAGATCCGAAAGATACTGGGATGGCTCGGTATCGCCGGCGACGGCTTTGATACCTTCAGTGCCGACGTGAACGAGACGATCGGCGGCATCGCCGACTTCCTGCGCGAGCTCTCGACCATCAAGTTCTGGGCCGACGCCCTGAGAGACCTTGGTCGCAACGGCGGGGAGGCGTTCGTCGATGGGTTCGTCGAGGGTATCAAAGCGACCATCCCCGGTATCGATATACTCGACGGCCTCCTCGGGGGAGGTAGTGGCGTCGGTATCTCTGGTGGCTTCAGTAGTGGTGTCGCAGCCGGGACTGGCACTGGTCGACGCGTCACCCAGCAGAACCAGAACACGATCATCTTCGAAGGAGAGGTCCACGACGCGAAAGAGGTTGAGAGAATGGTCAACCAGGGCATGAACAACGCAATCGACGAGGCACAGGACGTGATTCAAGACGGATTAGACATGGCGTCTGACGCCGACATGGACCTGGGAGGGTTGTTCTAAATGTCCGTCTCTCCCATGTCGTTCGGGCCCGGCGGTGGCGGTGGCACGAGCCTCCGCGTTGGCCCGGTGATCCTCGAAAACGCAATCAAGGTCAACGAGTCTGGTGGCATCAACGCGCCGTCCAAGCGAACTGAGGAGGGGTTCGATTGGACCACAAAAGTCCACGCAGAGCGCCGTACGGCCGAGTTCGAGGCTTGGGCCGAACTGGACGACGTCACCTCGATCACGTCGCTTCGGGACTCAAGCGAACCCATCTCGGTTGCGTTCGACTTCGTGACGATGGGGAAGTGCAAGATAGACGACCTCAATATCGACCACGAGGCCGCACACCCCGAGCACGTCTACGTTCGCATCTCCGTCAGCGAGGTGTACACGCCGAGTACAGAGACGGCGATTCTTCGTGTATCGTCGTCCGATGGGTCGGTCCGGTCGTCAGGCCCCGAACTATCGGACCCCTCACTCGCCCGCCCGGAGGAGCGCAGAACGATCGGTGGGAGTGGGTCTGCGATCGACGACGTACTCGGCTGGCTGGGGTTCGACTGATCATGACGTTAGAAGTCATCCCTATAGACCAGGAGAATGCGCGGCGGAAAGAGCCCATGCGTCTGGAAGTCTACGACATCGACCTGTTCCCCAACGAGCGGTTCGAAGTTACGTTCGACTGGAACGAGTTCATGGACCGGTGGATCGTGACGTTCACCCACCTCGGAACGGATACGAGATTCTTCAAGGGGCCGGCCGACCTGTATCAGGACTACGCCTACGACGACATCGTCGCGTTCATGTTCATCGACCCGGCGAGACAGGAGACGATGGTCACGCCGCGGAACCTGGGCGACACGGTTTGGTTGACCATCCTCGAGGTAAGCTAATGGTCTGGAAGCAATACCGACGGGTAGAAGCGGGGAACGTCTCGATCGAGGAGCTCGACATGGACATCACGATCGTCTACAGTAAGAGCTCGGGCCTCGAGTTCGACGTGATCATCTGGAACCTCGCCGACGACACATGGTCGCGTATCGAAGAAGGCGACCCATGTCGAATCACACTCGGGTGGGAAGACGGGCCCACGAAAACAGTCCTGTTCGGGACTATCGAGAAGATGCTCAAAACGCCCGACGAGAACGACGTCTCGTTCCGGCTCAAAGGAAAAGACGAGACGGACCGAACGCTCCGCTTTGGCTTCTCGAAGACATACGTCGACAAAACGTTCTCCGATATCGCCCGATCGATAGCGGGTGAAATCGGCCTCACTGTCGGCGAGGTCGAATCGACGAGCGCCGGCCCCGAGCGCGAGTTTACCGTCCAGAAGGACCGGCCAGCCCGACACTGGCTCAACCAGTTGATCGCGAAGACACAGGATAAGACCGACACCCCATGGGAGTGGTTCGTCGACGCCGGCAAGTTCTACTTCGTCAAGAAAGACGGTCGAAAAGAGGAGGCTGTCAGGCTGAGCTTCGAGAACACGTTGATCACGATCGGTGAGTCGGAAGGGGAGAAAGAAGCCGAGCAGTCCGGCCTCGACTTTACTGCGCTGTGTGAACCACGCATCCGGAAAGGTGCCGCCGTTGCTGTCGAGACACCGGACTACACGGGCGCGTACAAGGTCACAGAGTACCGGTTCAACTCGAATACGATCTCGGGTGATCACGAAGTGACTGGTAAACTCGTCCCACTCGGAGCGAGCTACGAAATAGCGCCCGCCGGTGCCAGGGAGTTGCTCAACTAATGTCGGACATCCCTGGGAAGATCAAACAGATCATTCGAGAGGAGCTTCGTGGCGTGTACACGGTATCGATCTGTATCGTCGAGGAGTTCGACGCTGAGGAAATGCGCGTCAGGGTGAGCCTCAAGCGGGACAGCGAGGCGATCATGACCGTCCCGGTCGCGACACCATTTGCCCAGACTGACGGATACGGCATGGTCGTCCCCATCGCGAGCGGCGACGAAGGGCTCTTGCTCCATACGAAAGAGGAGATCGAGGACCTGACTGTCAACGCCGGTCACCAGGATGTCGACCTCGGGCACGTCGCGTTCGACATCAACGACGCACTGTTCTTCCCGCGGTACTGGAACGACAACGACGACAAGCCCGTCGACGTGTATACCGAGTACAAGAAAGGCGACCTCCTGATCGCCCACGGTGCGGATACGTTCATCCACATCAAGGGAGACGAACACGACGACCCCGGGACGACAACGATCATGACCGCATCGGGGCCGAAGATCACACTCGACGAGACGACGAGCGAGGAAAACGTCACGGTCGAAACGGATAACCTCTCGCTCACTCTCGACGACACACCAGGTGTAGAGAACATCACAGCGCAGACGGATATGCTCACGCTGGTCCTCGACGATACATCGGGGGCGGAGACCATCACGGCGGAAACAGCGTCCGGGGCCGGCATCAAGATAGAGCACCTGAGCGGCGTGTTCAAACTGCTCGACAAGAGCGGCCACGGATTCGTCTCTGACGGCGCCGGGAACATCACGGCATACGCGGCGACGTTCGACATCAACGACCAGAGTACGACCTCGCTATGAGCCTGTACCTGACGCTGATCGGCGCGAACTGCGAAGCCGACGGACATCCGGGTCAGTGTCAGAACCCGGCCCCTGGGACTGTCCAGTCGACGAGCTCGTGTTCGTTCACGGTCAACGGGACAGAGGTGGCAACAGAAACGACAGCGGATATGCACTTCCCGTCCCACGCCCACGATCACGACTCCGAGAACGGGTGTCACGAAAATCAGAGTCACAATCTCGACCCAGACACGGGGAAACTCAGCGACTCGGTCACGGTCAACGGAAGCCCGGTCTACCTGACGGACACGGGTGTCGCATCCGACCCGGGATCGGGCGGAGCTATCGATATCGTGGACGCTGGCGGCAACGCGTTTGTCACGGAGAGCCCATAAAATAATAGATACTTTTACAGTCGTAGTAGTGTAATAGTATCAGACCGCGCACTGGATGCCACCAGAAACGTTGTACGTACATATGTGCACGCCCATATGTACGTGCAGCCATTTTGGACCCTCGACAATACCTTTCCGAAAACTGGTATATATTCGAGAAGGTGTTTGTACGAGTGAATGGGAGAGTCCGGGTACGGCAAAACATGGGCCCTGCAAGCTAACGGTGACATCAAGCTCACCGAGCTGAACAGCCCCGAGTTCATCGAGGGGACACGTGCCGTCGTCCAGGACATGAAAGTGACCCTGGCGACGATTCGTGGAGAAGACCCGTTCGACGAGAACCACGGGCTGGACATGTTCACGGTCGCCGGTGGGTCTGACGAGGAGCTTCGCTTCGCAATCACGGAAGCACTTCTCGACGACTACTCGGATGTCATTCAGGAGATCAACGAGATCGAGATTAACGACCCCGATGAGAACAGAGAGCGAGACGTCTCGATAGACCTCACGCTTGTCGATAACGAACGGTACACCTTCGGGGTAATCGTATGAGCTTCGGCGTCCAGAGTGACGGGTCGTTCAACCGAAAGCACGTCGACGACATCGTCGAAGACCTCGAAACGAAACTCAAGCAAGAGGCCGGGAACGACATCGACCTCCGCCAGGGTTCGCCGCTCAAGCAGGTCATCGACATGGTGGCCATCGAGCTTGCCGAGCAGTGGGAGGCGCAGGAAGACAACTACTACGCCTCATACTACGAGGATGCGTTTGGGATTCAACTCGACCGCCTCCTCGCAATCGCTGGCATCAGTCGTATCCCACGGAGAGGGGCAACTGGCGAGGTGACGTTCTCGACAGACAGTGTGAACGGCAACGACGTTTCGATCCCTGCGGGGACGCAGGTGACGACCGAATTGACCGATACGAAGCCTGCGATACCGTTCGAGACAACCGAGAGTGCGACCCTTCTGGCCGGTGATACAGACGTGACCGGTGTCGAGATCGCGGCGCTGGAGCCCCACGAGACAAGTGTCGACGAGGAGTGGCTGGGAGAGGAGACGAACGTCGCGGCTGATACGGTCAAAGTTATCTCGAATCCCATCTCGGGCGTCGACTCCGTGACGAACCCCAACCCTACTGGAGACGTCAACCAGAACTACGTGGAGGGGCGTGACGAGGAAACAGACGCCGAGCTCAAGCTCCGATACGAGAACGTTCTCTCGAAGTCCGGGTCTGCAACGCTGGATGCTATCCACTCGCAGATCTACAACGCCCACGAAGACATCACGAGCGTGAAGATGGAGGAGAACGTCGATCTGGTCGACAACACCGGGTCGGGCGGTCTCCCACCGAAATCGTTCCGCGCAACCGTCCACTACACGGGGAGCCACGATGACGATATTGCCCAGGCGATTCTTGACTCCCGACCGGCCGGCATCCAGTCGTACGGTTCTCAATCGGCCACGGCCGAAACAGACGATGGGGCCGAGTACACGGAATACTGGGACAACTCGACAGAGACAGACGTGTACGTCGATGTTACGGTGACGACGACAGAGACATTCCCCGGTAACGGGAGCGAGCTCGTCGAAGACGAGATCATCAAGTACATCGGCGGGACCGACAACAACGGGACTGAATATCCCGGCACAGACATCGGCGACGACATCATCTACGACCAGGTGTTCGCCGCGGCCATGCGCGTCGAGGGCGTCCAGGAAGCCGACTTGACCATCGGCACCTCCGATAACCCCAGCGGGACAGCGAACATCTCGATTGGGACGGCTGAGGTTGCACACACAGATACGGGCAAGATCGACGTCACGACGAACTGAGGTGAATAGAAATGGCACACGGAGGCTCGACTGAGACGCCCGAAGAACGGCTCGAGGAGAACCTCAAATCGCCGTACCCACACCACGACGGAACGAACTGGTCGTCGCTCATCAACACGTTCGCGACAGAGTTCACCGCCTTAGAGACGACACGTGACACAGTTCTCGACTCGGTAGTCGTCGATAGAGCCACGGGTGCTCAACTCGACCGTCTCGGTGAAGTTGTTCAACTTCCTCGCCAGACGAACGAGACGGACCCCCACTACCGGGGCCGGCTCAAAGTCCAGCTCAAGAAGTACATCGGAGGTGCCACCATAGACGAGATCAAGGAGACGGCGGCGATCTTGCTCGATACGAATGCGAGTGAGATCGCTATCGAGGAGGATTTCGCGACCGAGGCGGCGCGGTTCACGATCCAGATATCCGACAACGCCCTCGACGAGGCCGAGGTGACAGCCAACGACTTCAGGACGTTCGTCGACGAGGTTCGTGGGGCTGGAATCAAGGCGCTGGCCGAGGAGAGAGGAACCTTTACATATCGGTCAGCACAAGATTACAGTAACGGGACAAATGACCCGACGAAAGGGTACTACGACTCGACAGACGGCGTCGAGAACGGCACGTACTCGGGTCTACTGTAACCGAGTAAATGACAATGTCCGAAAACAACAGAGAAGTAGACGTTGACCTGACCGGCGACGAGGAGCCGGACGCTGCTGGTGGCATCGAGTTGGTCGAGGCTGATGACCTCGCTGACCCCGAGTTCGACGCCGTCGCTGAGGGGAAAGAGGAGGCCAAGCGCGTTCTCAACGCGGTCGGTGGAGATAGCGAGTACGACCGTGCAACGAGCGCGCTTGTGCAGAAACAGCAGAGCGTCGAGTCGATGTCCCAGCAGTACGAGACGGCGATTCGTAACATCTCGTCGATGGAGCAGCGAGTAGACGGGCTGGACCTCACGATCAGCCGACTTGAGGATGTCGACGATGAGACGACCGTCTTCCAGCAACTGGAGGGTGGCGTGATCATCGAGGTCGTCGACGACGACACCGAGGGCGTCAAAGAGAGTCTGGAGACCGCACGCGAACAGCTAACCGAACAGATAGAAGACCTGCGCGGACAGTCCGAGGCGCTCGAACGCGGGGTGCAGAAGAACCACGCCGCGATCCAGTACCTCGAGATGTACCGCGACATGAACGAAGAATAGCTCGCTAACAACGACCCACTCCAAACATGGCCGACGCAATTACACTGCAATCCTGGACCTGGACCGATTCCGGCACCGAGCCCACGCAAGGTGACGAGAGCTACGCGGCCGGCGAACAGCCGATCGCGGAATACGACAACTGGGCGATGTGGGCGGTGACGACCGACGTCGACGCCCTGAACGCCGAGCTCGGTGAACACGTCGATAACCACGAGGCCGGCGGCCAGGACGAGATCAACTTGGACGGCCTGAACATCGGCTCAGCCGGTCAACTCGCCGAAGCTGCTGGCGATGTCGCTATTGAGACGACGGGTGGGACGACCGTTGTAGGGGTCGACACGAGTGCCGCCGACTGGACGACCTTCCCCGACATCAACGACGCGTTCACTCTCAAGCAGGACATGATACTCGGTGGCGGTCGGACAATCCAGATGAGCGCAGACTCGGGAGAACAGACGCTCGTAGACATGTCTGTGACATCCTCGCCGGTAAATGGGTCCGAACAGTCGTACCTGATGGCTCTCGATGGGTCGTCGTACCTGAAAGCCTACGCTGAAGCCGACGGGTCTGGTGGCATCACGAATACACGGCTCGAATCCCACGTCGACCTACTGGTCGCGACCGGGAACGACCTCACACTCGGCGCTGACCTGGTCGCAGACGACGGCGAAGTCATCTGGGACGAATCGGCCGGCCACCTCGATCAGGACAGGCTGGAGAACGACAGTCTCACGATCAACGGCGGGAACGCGATCTCTGCGGGTGCGGTATCACTCGGCGGGTCGGTGACGGTCGGCGTCGAATCCAACTCGATCCAGACAGACGAGCTCGACCTCAGCATCTCGCCGACGTGGACCGGGATGCACACGTTCAACGGCGGGGTCACGATGGGCGGCACGCTCGACCTGAACGGGAACGCCCTGGAAGGGACGGACGGCGTCGTCCTCCCGGTTGGGACAGACAAGTACGTCACCCAGTAAAATGTCGGCACAGCCAGGCTCTGTATGGGTCGAAGGCGACGCGCTCCACTTCATCGACGGGGGTGGTACCGAGTGGCGCTACACGGGAGCACTGGAAGGGACGCCATCGGGAGCAGTGCCTGGATCGATCTGGATCGAGTCGACAGACAACCGGATTCACTACATCGATTCATCTGGAGAGGAACGATCGACACCCCGGACTGTGGGTGGGTCGGTCGCTGGTGTCAACGGGTCTATCTGGATAGAGAACTCACTGATCAAGTACGTCGACTCAGGGTCGTTCAAGTCGACCGCACACGACGACGTCGCCCACAGTAACGTCGCACACAATGACAAGTCCTATTCGGACAAGTCCCACTCCGACGACAGTCACAACGACGTCGCCCACAGCAATGTCGATCATGGCGACAAATCCTATTCGGATAAGTCCCACTCTGATGACACGCACGACGATATAGCCCACAATAACGCACACACTGACGTTGCTCACGGTGATACTGCGCATAGCGACGATACCCACTCTGACGATGCGCATACGGACGACGCGCACGATAACTCACATTCAGACGATAGTCACAACGACAAGTCGCACGACGACGACGGGCACGACGACGTGTCACACGACAACTCACACTCGGACGATAATCACAATAACTCACACTCAGACGACAGCCACGACGATAGTGAACACGACGACGTTTCCGGTAGCACCCCTCACGAGGATAAAGCACACGACGACCTCTCCCACGGCGATCACCAGGACAGTATATTCGCACCACCGGACGACCACCACGATTGGTCGCACGAAGACGATGCTCACAACGACGCCCCGTCGTTCAGCGACCACGGAGACATAGCACACGACGATAAATCTCACAGCAACAATCACTCGGATAAATCCCACAGCAACAACCACGATAACTGGGCACACCTGAACAAAGTACACGACGACGATTCGCACAACGACAAGAGCCACGGGAACTCGCACTCGGATAACCCGTATTCGGACAAATCGCACGACGACAAAGCCCACGACGATACCGCTCACTCAGACGCGAACCACGACAATTCGCACACAGACGGAGCTCACTCAGACAAGGCGCACTCCGACGATGCCCACTCTGACGATAGCCACGAAGACGGAAACCATAGTGACACGGCGCACACGGACAAGGCGCACTCTGACGATTCGCACTCCGACGATAGCCATCAGGACGGGAGCCACAGTGACACACAGCACACAGATCAACCACAACAGGTATAATATCTGAGAACATCGTAATAGGTAGAGAGCGGAGTAGTCATGACTATACACGTATCAAAAGACACAGGTTGTAACCTGGGGTGCAGCTACTGCTACGAGGAGCCAGATCGCGAGATCAACGAGAACGACGTGTCCTCACAGTCACTTGACACTGACGCTGCGATTGCACAGCTCGACGAGTGGAAAGAGCAGTACCCGACAGATGTCCCTGGGCTCCATGGAGGGGAGCCGCTCCTGATAGACACTGACGACCTGGAAGTCGTGTTCAAGTGGGTCTACGACAACTACGAGTCGGTGAGAGATGGGACACAAGCGTCACACATACAGACCAACGGGACGTTGATTAAGGAGCGTCATATCGACCTGTTCAAGCAGTACAACGTTTCTGTCGGCATTTCGTGTGACGGGCCTGTCGAGCTCAACAGGGAGCGGCTCGCCCGCCCGGAGAAGGATGAGGCCGAAGACGGCTTTACGACCACAGACAGCCTGTCGCAGATCACGAACGACAATATCACTCGGCTGGCAAACCAGGGGGTCAGCGTCGGGATCATCGTCGTCATTCACGAGACGAACGCTGGGACGGACGAGCGGTTAGAGATCCTCCTCGACTGGATGGACGATCTTGCGAAACAGGGCGTGAGCGGGCACTACAACCCCGCCCTTCCGTACGACGAGATCCAGACCGAGAACTCGCTATCAGGAGAGCGCCTGAAAGAAGTGTACCTCCGCACCTACGAGTGGATGAAAGAGGAGCAGTATCGCGAGTGGAACCCGATGAGCGACGCTCGCGACAACTTGCTTGGGAACAAACTCACCAACTGTGTCAACAACCGCTGTGACGTCTTCAATGCCGGAGCGGCAAAGATCGTCACGGGTGAGGGAGAGACGACTGGCTGTGGCAAAACATGGGGGTCTGTCGGCGACGGTGTTCCGTTCCTCCAGGGCCCCTCGAACGAAAGTGAGTACGACGATAACGAGGAGCGGTACGAGATGTTGCAGCAAGTGCCGGGTCCGTACACGGAGGGTGAGCCGGACCTGGGTGGGTGTAAGGGCTGCAAATACTGGAACGTCTGTCAGGGCGGTTGTCCATCGGGTGCGATCGACCAGGACTTCCGCAACCGGACGCGCTGGTGCCCCGCGAAGTACGCGATGTACGAGGCCATCGAGAACGACATGCGGACGCTGTTCCCGAACATCACGCTGATCACCGACTACCCATGGAACGCTGAGCTCGCGAAGTACGCCAGCAAATGGGGACTGGACATCAAGCCGTTCGCAGCGATGGACCCCGGAGAAGATGGTCCATCCTCCGTCTGGGGTGGTTATTCCCACCCGTGGGGCGGCCCACTGGACCGCGTTCCAGAGGATGTCTTCCCAGATGACTGGCGTGGTGAGAAGGAGTTCATCAAATCGATGTACGACGAGGAAGTGCTCGAGATCGACGAACACACGCACAACTGGCACGCCGACTCCGATATGGGGGACCAAAACGACGATGGATGGAAGCAGGTCGACGAGGAGACGGAAGCATGACTGTCACGCCAACGTATGTCGAGGATGCCCCGGAGAACCGTGTCGAACTTGACCCGTTCGCGCGGTTCAACTGGAAGACAGTCGAGAGCAAAGAGATGTGGAAAGACGCGCTCATCAATGCTGAGATAGCAAAGTCAGAGGCCGAGTGGCGATCGGTTCTGAGCGATAAGACCGACCGGAAGGCGGCGATCATCCACATAAACAACTTCAACCGCGAAAAGTGGCTCCGGCGGATGGGTGAGTATGGTCTCGCCTACCGGGACATCCGATACTCGGAGCCGTATGAGGGGTTCGCACACAAGTTCCACCCGACGACGATAGACGACCCGCGGCGGAACACCTACGCGGTGATCGCGAAGGACGATGATGTCGCGGATAAGATGGAGGAAGCGGAGTTGGAGATGGAAGGGCACGAACGACATGGGACGGTGGGTAAACTCCTGGGGTTCCCTGACTGTTGCCGTTCACAGTTCAACGACATCTGGGTGGATAACTGGGACCGAGGGCTCACGGACCCCATGTACGAGGTTGCGTGTAACACGCCCTCGGCCCGGGAGATAACTGACGCAGACAACATTCGACTCGAGGACCCCGAGGCGTACACGAACGTCATGTGGCGCTACTTCGGGTGGTCGTTCATCACGCACATCCCGTGCAGTTTCGAGTGTGAGGAGTCAGCCGCCATCGGCGAGGCGCGCCACGAGATCATGCACGAGGCTGGGTACGGCGGGGCCGCCGACATGCTCTACGGCTGGTTGGACCAGCCCTTCGTCTGGGACGCGCTCCATTCCATCGCGAACATCCGAAACATGCACGTGACGGCCACTGCGGGAACGTCATCGTACTGGTCGAAGAAACGGGTCGAATGGCGTCGTGAGCACTTCCCGCAGATGAAGCCGTTCTACACAGAGGAAGACCTCGCCCGAATACACTCATGATCGACCACCTACGACCGATCGACCCCATCGAGACGGCCCTCCCTGACGACTGTATCGACCCGACCACATCGATGCCACCAGAAACGGTTGAGCCGCCGCGTGAGACGATACTCGTCGATGACAACGTCTCTGTCGAGGTCAGGGTCAAACACGACTACAACTGGATGCACGTCGATGTGCCCCGGTTTGAGGGGTGTGATAGCCGCGAGGCGATCTGGACGACTGTCTGGTTTGCCCGAGCAATCGGTGTCCCAGGAACGTGGAAAGAACAGTTGCGAATCGTCGTCGATGACAACGAACTGGAAGCGTACCGTCTGGGTGCGTTGTATCGATATGCGGAGTTCCCACTGCGTGAACGCGAGACGAACTACGCCGAGTACGGTGAGAACCCAGAGTACGACACATGACACACACACGGAACATACTGGACGCCCTGAACAACGCCGACATAGATGAACAGCTCGTCGATCGGGTACGGGAAGCAACCATCGATGACTCAGCGTACGACGAGTTGGAATGGTACTACGATGAGATTCAGTACGACGACCTACTCCAGGTCAGCGACGGATACGTCGTCCACGCCCGCGGGTTCACGGTTGAAGACCAGGTCGTCGTCGACCAGTACGCACTGAACGGGGGACATAAGCGATGGTGGCAACAGAAACTTGTCGACGAGTTCGACCGCGACTGGAGAGATGACGATCCAAATCAGGTCCTGTACTGGTCGGTTACCGGGAGTGGGACGTTCACGATACAGTACCCTGGGCTCGCAATTGCGTCCGTCGAAAGTATCGGTCGCATCAAGCAGACGTGGGAAGCGATGGAAGTCCCGGATGATATGCAAATCGGTTGGCTTCTGGAGATCGATAGAGAGGCGACTTGGAGAGGATCGCTCGACGAACTACATGAGTAAGGTTCAGGTCAGCGGCGTCATGACCCTCCGGAACGCGGAGGAGGTAGGGTATCCATATATTCCATCGATCCTGTCGATCCTCCCGATCGTAGACGAGTTTCTCATCAACGATGGTGGGAGTGACGACGGGACGTGGGAAACACTCTGCACACTGGCTGACTCGTTCGACGAGATCGAGCTCTACCAGATCCCAGATGGTGAGCCAGGCGCGCAGTGGGATGTGGTAGACAGACAACTCGACGAGCTGATCGACGTTGCTGGAGGAGAGTGGTTGATCGAATCGCAGTGTGACGAGGTGTGGCCGCGGTCGAGTCTGCATACAGTGAACGAGATCATGCGTTCCGACACCGAGTATGCGTCTATCAGACAGCCCCGACTGAGCAGTAGCGAGTGGGATGGCGTGTCGAGCTATGACTACTGGACAGTTCGTTGCGTCAAGAATACTCCTGACCTCGAGAGCCACGAGGGTGGCGACTCGTTCCACACAGGAGGGTATTCGAGCCCGACTGAGGGATACACCAGCCACAACGTACCACCAGAAACGAAGGTGGATGCCCCGTTTTGGCACGTCCACGACTTCGACCGGGTCGCTCACGCGGAACGCCATGCGTTCTGGTTAGCGACAGAAAGCGACCTTCGCCGAGAGGTGTATGAGCGCACGGTCGAGTGAACGGGAAAACTCGTATGAAGTGATTATTGTGTACATGAGGTAATGAACGGTGAGTTCGAGCCGTCGACGAGACGGAGAGACACCTCCTGGGTGCAGGGGGAGTTGGCAACCGCGTTCGAGAACTTCCCGACTGGCGGCCTCCAGCGTCTCTCGCTGGACTCGCGCTACTACCTGACGACACCGGAGGACTTCGATCACATCGTAGCGGAAGATGCGCTCTCACACCGATACTACCGACGGGGGAAGTTCGACTGTGAAAACTTCGCGTTTGCGTTCAAGAGCATCTGTGACGGTCGATATGGACTGAACAGTGTTGGTGTTCTTCTCGACTACCGGACTCGTGACACCTACAACGTGGTCGTCTACGAGGAGGGTGGCGTCGACGTGTTCGACCCGGACGCCAGCGAGCTCATCGTTGCTGGTGGCATCGGCATGGAGTCGGCATACAAGATCGACCTCGGTGTGATCATTTTATGACGGTCACGGAGCTGATAGTGCTCGCGACGATCGTGGCGTTTGTCATCTGGTCCCGATCCCTGTACGGTGCTGACGACGCATGGTGGCAAGAGGTTCGTCGACGCTGGTGGCCGGTGCTACACAATCCGTTGAAATCGTTTGGCGGGTTCGCACTCTCCGGGGTTGGAGGACGGGCATACGTCGGTGTGGTCAAGATGTCGGAAGACGACCTCGAAGCGACGCTTGAACGGATCGGATTCGTCCGCAACCCATGGGCTGCACTCAAAACCAGGCTCGACGGACAGGATGTGTCGGAGGGGTCGTGGGTCTACCGGAAGTCAGACGTCTGGTATCGACCGGACGATCTCGCACCGATGCAACTCCACGTGACCGTGTTCGAGCGAGCTGACGGGATCGGATACGACCTCTACGCCCACTGGGAAGACAACTACTGGGTGAGCCCGTTCGACCACCTCGACGGGGCGAATCTTTCGGCTCCACGCGGCGTCGAAATGATGCACGAGCGATTGGATGAGAATCGGGTGTCCTATTTCACGGACCTCGAACCGGACCCGATCATCGAACAGGACTCAAACGCTTACAAGTGACAGCATCGAGGTAAGATAGACGGATGAGACGATTTCGACGTGCGGCGACCCTGTTTCCAGACCCCAACCCCCACCCCCTGGACGGTGCAAACGTACTTCCGGGAGATGCACCCGATTTAGGGCTCTCAGAAGGCTCTACGCGAGGTTTCCAGCGGTTCTCAGACCGCATTAGCGACACTATGAGCGACACCACTCCCCAACAACAACGTCTCACGGCCACACACAGCAAAGATGCAGGAAAACAGGTATATCTGGCATTCCGTGTAGTAACAGAATGATGCTCGCCATTATCGATCTCGGACCAATGGGTTCGTTTATCAGTGGGGTAGTGGCGGCACTCACACTTCTCGGCGGAGCCATGTACTGGGCAATTCGAAGCGTGGTCGGGATCGCCACGAAGGACTACGTGCGGCGACATATCGAGCGGAAGGTCGTCCCACTGGAGGACCGGGTGAACAGAGTCGCGGTCGAGACAGAGGAGAACGGGGATGACCTGCGGGCGCTTCGTGATCTGCTGGAAGGTGGCAACTCGCAGTTCGAGAAGGGTATGATGGACTTCCTCGACGACAACATCAACCGAACGGTCGAGATACAGGCTGACCTCGACGAGATAAAAGTCGGCTTGAGACAGCTCAGAGATGAGGTTGAGGAAACATCCGGCGAGAGCGACTGATCGGCTCTATCCACTTCGCTATCGTACCAAATACCAGCGCACGTACATACGTACACGCCCATATGTACGTACAGCTATATGCCGAAATCGGCGGTTAGAAGACCGTACAATAGGAAATCTTATAACCCAATGGTGACTACAATAAAAGTACCCTCAAACACCCGGCATGAATAGTAGCAGGTTTCAGACGACTCGGTCGTGTGTGGAACGGAGTGTTCGGGGGTCTCTCCCGCAAGGGAAGTGAAACGAAAAATGGTAAGCGAACAAAAAGCAGAGGACATGCTGAGCTTCCTCACAGAGACCATCGGTATGGACGAGGAAGAAGTCGAGGAGAAGGCCCAGGAGATGAAGGACAGCGGCGAAGTCCTCCTCATCGTCAACGCCTACGAGAAGATCAAGGAGGAGAACGTCGCCCAGCCCCAGGAAGCGGTCGACCTGGAGGGCGCGTATCTCGGTCAGCACGCCCGCACCCGAGACGGTGAAGTCACGGGCTACGTGACCTGGCTGTTCTCGGAGGCCGACCACGCAGTCGTGCGAGTCAACTCCGACGAGCCCATCGTCGACGGCGACCACCAGCAGTTCACCGAAGTGACCGTCACCGAGGTCGAACGCTGGGAGAACCTCGAGACAGAGTACCAGTGGCTCCAGGCCACCGACGACACCGAGACCGAGTTCGGCGACGAGCTCGCACTCGACCTGGTTCTTGACTTCGCCCAGACGGTGGGCGAGGTCGACGAAGACGAGTCCTACCTCGTGATCGCGGACATCGCGGACGTCGACACGCTCGGCGAGTTCCACGAGGACACGGGCGACTACCTCGGACGGAAGCCCGTCATCGAGGACGAGGACACGGCCAACATCCGACTCGTGCTGGAGGAAGCACGCTCGGGTGAGCAGGCCACGATCAAGCTCCAGAACCCGCGCGACATCGCGCGTCTCTCGGGCATCGAGTTCGAGCGACTCATGAAAGCGGCCGCGCAGATGGACGTTCAGGAGCTCGCCCAGCAGCTCTACACGGCGCTCGAGGGCGAGGAGGTCGTCGTCTTCGGTCGCGGTTCCGCCTACGTCAACGGCGAAGAAGTCACCGACGGCGACGGCAACCGCCGCCCGTGGCTCACCCTGTCGAACTTCGACGTCGGCTTCATCACGTCACTGGACGAACTGGAAGCTGACGCGTGAGCACCCGGAGGTGATCACGCATGGGATCGTCCAATAAGACGCGGGCGAACCATGCTTTCGTCGTTAGAGGGACGCTGGAAGCCAGTGACGACCTGATCGAGATGATCGACGATCATCCCGACGCAGAACTGGTCTACCAGAAACACTCGACGGCAAAGTTGTTCATCCGCGCAGAAGACGACGAGGGGGGCGAATAGCCCCATGGCCCGTGGGAAACCCGTCAGCGGGAAGGCGAAGAAACGCTACGATCTCGGCTCGTTCTTCCAGTACGAACGAGACAAGGTCGAGAAGCGTGTGGTCACCGGCGACGAAGGGCGAGGGGAGTACCCCCGTCTGGAGCTCTACGGCGACCTGAACGACGCCTTCGGTGGCGGACTCCCGTACGGGCTCACCACGTTCTACGGCGAAGGCGGCTCGGGGAAGTCGAAGATCTGTCGCGAGATCGCGTCCTCCGTGGCGAACATCCACGAAGACAAAGGTCCCGTGATCTACGTGGCCGCAGAAGCGGTCACCGACATCCCGGAGCACAAGAACGTCGTGGGACTCAAATACACCGAGAACAAGCCGAAGTACAACAAGGCGGTGGACGAGGTACTCGGCTTCTGTCAGGAGCAGCAACCGGTGATGCTCGTGATAGACAGTGCCACCAAGATGTTCTCGAAGACGGACAAAGCCGTCGAGGAGGCTGACGTCCGTTCCGCGCTGAGTCAAATCGAAGAACGCGCCGAGGGCAACCTCCCGGTCATTTGCACGAGCGAAGTCCGGGGGAGCCCGGGGTACACATACCCTGCTGGCGGCCAGGCTGTCGCACACGCCTGTGCCATGCTGGTTCGGATGCGCCGACACGAGGCGACCACCAAGCGCGAGTCCGAGGAACTCGGTGAGCCCATCGGGACGATCACGTGGACGATGAGTATCGAGAAGGACCGAGAGAACCAGGCCGATACAGCCCATCTGTTCAAACCAGAGTACACCCGTCGTGGACTCAATCTGAGCAAGTGGGAGGCCGACACGGACGTGGACCAGTAAGATGGAGACGCCGCGATCACTCATAGGGTGGCGTATCCCTCTCGCTGGCTCGCTCACGGTCGATCAACAGATGCGGTTCGGAGAATCAACGGAGTGTCAAGAATGACAAAGATCGACCTATTCACCGACTACGTCGAATATCTCCAGTCAAAGGAGATAGCGTACGCGGAGACGTACATCCCGTACTACCTGTGTAGTGTGGGGTGTCACATGCTGAACATCAGGCAACAGAGCCTCAAACGGAGCGGTGAGCGCGGCATCTATGCCGAGCTCGGGTCGTACCCGAACCTCCGCCTGAACACCATGATGGTCGCGCCACCCGGCTTCTGTATGTCCCCGTCGACGAAGATCAAGACGGCGGACGGCGTCAAGAAGGCGGCTGACGTCGAGGTGGGAGAACGACTCCTCTCGGCGAACGGCGAGGAGAACGTGCTCACGAACAAGTGGAGCACGCGAAACAACATCCTCGTGTTCCGACCACTCGACCTGCGGGTGAGCCCGGAGCACAAGGTGAAGACCACCACCGGCTGGCTTCCAGCCGGTGAGATCGATGTAGGCGAAAAGATCGAGGCACAGTACACGAGAGAAGACATCGAACTACTTGCCTGGTGGCTCACCGAGGGCCGCTGGGAGAACAAGTACGACGACAGCCGTAACTCCGGACTCGTCATCTCGAACGGTGACGACGAGGAGGTAGAGCGACTCCGTGAAATCGCCGACCACTTCGGTTGCACGATGACCGAGATGGGCAAGCGAGAGTACCGGTTCGCGATGAAACCCGACCGCGAGAAGAACAGCGCGAGCGAACTACTCCGCGAGTTCGGTCTGGGCAACGTAGAGGGAGCACTCGACAAGTTCCTACCCGAACGGGTCTTCGACATGGAACCCGAGGCGAGGCGGCTCCTGTTCAAGACGATGGTCGACGGCGACGGTTGGGTTATCGACAGCGGTGATGTCTGGTACTCCACGTCGTCGCCGGACCTCGTCGAAGGACTCGGGCGGTTACTCGACGGCTTCGGGGTAGAGTACAGCGTGTACGAGCACGAGGTTGACGACTACCCCGTCAACTACCGACTCCGGGTCAAGAGTGAATACCGAGAGTGGTTCCACGAACCGGTCACGAAGGACCAGTTCAGTGCGACCGTCACCGTAGACGCCATCGAGGCGAAGAAGGGCAAGTTCCATACGATCGACTTCGAGACGACGCAGAGTCACTTCATCGCGAACAACGCGGTGATCCACAACAGCAAGACGTTCTTCATGGAACTGATGCTGGACCCGGACATCGGCATCATCGGCGGGACGACGATCCCGACGAAGATGGTCCAGAACATGACCGAGGCGGCGTTCGTCGGCTCCGACGGTGGGGGCGACGACGACGACTACGACATGGGCCTCGCCGAGAAGTACAAGGAGGGTATTCTCGGCTGTGAGGAGTTCGACTCCCTGGCGAAGGTCATGCAGACCGACCACTCGGGGAACCTCGACAACATGCTCCTGACGGCACTCGACTCCGGTCGCGTCCGGAAAGACATGGCCCACGCGAACATCAACTACGACACCGACGTGACGCTGTTCGCGGCCACACAGCCAATGCGGATGGACCTGACGTCCGGGTTCGCCCGGCGGTTCATCTTCATGAAGTTCTACCCGTCGCCTGAGCAGATCACCGAGATGCGCCAGTCTCGACGGCGTGGACGGGGTCGAGATGCTGACTTCGATCAGCTCCAGAAGTTCAAGAACGAGCTCGGGATGAAGTTCGACTCGAAGGTTGTCAACATCGACCAGGTCCGTGGCCTCGAAAAGCTCGACAAGATCTTCGACGACGTGCGAGTGCCGCACTTCGAGGAGAAGGTCTACGAGCGGATGGCGATGGGCTATTCCGTTCTCAAGGAGGGGTCGGTCGAGCAGGACGCGGACACGACCTACCTGGAGATACAGCCGACACGCGAGCTACGGCACCTGCTCCGACAGTCGATGGAGTGGCGGGAGTCCCTCATGCAGGGCGTCGAGGGCGACCAGGTGATCTCGGTCCTGCGCAACACGGAGGAGAAGTCGATGCCCAAGGACGAGCTACAATCGTTCCTCCAGATGTACTCGATGTCCGGTCCGCAGGTGAACAAAATAATCCACGACATGCGCCGCAATCGGATGATCGACACGGAGGTAGACGACAACCAGACAACACACGTCCTCCTGAAGGAATAGCACCTGGATGCCACCAGCAGCGTCAGAAGACCACCCGTAGCCCGGGTTACCAGCCACGCAATCGAATGAACACCGTAGCAATCGACATCGAAACAACCGGATTAGCAGCGACCGACCAGGTTACCGTCGTCGGGATCGGCGACGAGGACCGGTACGAGATACACTACAACGCAGACGAAGGTCGAACCCACTTCGAACACGACGAGTTCGAATGGGAATCGAACGACAGAGAGATAGTGCTGTACGGATGGCCGAACGAGGAGCGTCTCCTCACTCGCCTGTCGGCGGCGACGAACCGATTCGGCCTGAACCACGAGGGACGGATGCTCGTCGGCTTCAACGCAGACGGCTTCGACTTCCCCATGTTACGGACGAGGAAACTCGCCTGTAGCGTCCCATGGGCGTTTCGCGGGGTGAACTACCTCGACATCCAGGGGACGTACAAGTACAACTACCAGACGACGGCGATGGACATCCGCGGCTTCAACAAGAGCCCGCTCAAGAAGTTCGGCGACCACCTCGGCATCGACGTCAAATCGTCGTGGCGCAAACACGAGATCCACGACGCCATCGAGGACCACGGGTACGACTCGAACGAGGTGATGGAGTACGCGGGAAAGATCGGACACGACACGCCGACCAAGTCGATCTCGACGCTCTCTGGCACACACAAGCTATACGTCGACATGGACATCGTCGATGAAACACCGCACGACCCACTCGGTGGTGACTCGTCGCTGTGTTGCAAGCTGTGGTCCGAGGGAGACATGGAGCCGGTGGTCAAACACAACCTGTCAGATCTGAAAATGACTCTGGACCTTGTCGGGTTGGTCCCAGAATACGTGCATGAGGGCGAGTTACGAATAACTCGACTCTGATATGTGGGCGAAATGCTTATGGATGTATCATAACAACTATCGGATACAAAGCGGTAGACGGAACCGCTCCACCCGATACCATGAGCAGCCCAGACGACATCGAAGTCGCCTATCAAAGCGACGACAGGACAGACAACCCAACCGAAATCGCAGACATCACGATCCTGCACCCCGACGACTTCGCAGGCCGGCTGAACGACGCGACCCTGTTTCAGCTGACCGTGCTACTGGCGATTCAGAACCTCGCCGTCCGCGGCGAAGAAACATACGGCCTCGCTATCAAAGGCGAGCTCGAACGTATCTACCGGACGGCCGAGATCCACCATGGCCGGCTGTACCCGAACCTGGATACGCTCAAAGAGCGCGACCTGATCGTGAAGAAGCCCATCGACGACCGGGCCAACTCCTACCAGCTGACGCCAGCCGGCAAGGGGATGCTGAAGCGGTACGCCGAGATGGTCGTTGGACTGATCAACGGCGTCGAGTACGACGAGATAACCAAAGAAGGCCGAGTCGCGTAGACCCGCCAGGGCGAAGCACGGCCCGCCAGCGAATGCGGTGTTTTCCGACTGATGTGATTGAGAGACTATGACAACGAGATACGAACGTGCGAAAGAAATCGGATTCCAGGAGTCGGAGTCGAGCCAGGGGCTACTCTGGTGGTTCGTGAGCGACGGCGAGTTCAAGATCTTCATGGACTTCCGAGTCAAAGACGACCAGGGAAACTGGGACGGCTTCAACCCGGACATGCCGCCGCGTATGTACGGCGCCGACGAAGACGACGAGGGGAACACGGTCTGGATAAACTCGTCGGGCGATACACGCGATCGCTGGAAGGAAGATATCAAGAATAGCTGGGTCGTCAAGAAAGTCGAGCGAGAGAGTGGCCTCGACCAGGACAGGGGTCAGACCGGCCTCGACTGGTTCACTGGCGGAGAGATGTCCGAGCAGCAGTGTGCCTCGTGTGGAGACACGTTCCCTGTCTCAGAGCTCGAGGACGGCCTTTGCTTCGGCGAAGACACAGAAGGATGTTACTTCGACGAGAACCCCGCTGAGCTGTTTCGACAGGCACGGCGACGGAAGAACGAGATCCGGAGTGACCGGCGACAAGAAAACTAATATCAGCTCAATGTCTAACAAGCAATACAACTCCCGTGGAACGGAGTGGTAGAGATGAGTATCGCCAGTGACGAAGACTTAGAGGTCAGTGTGCCGCTCTATATCGAGCTGTTCAAGACGCGAGACGACTGCTTTGCTATGCAGCGTCCAGACGGAGCGTACAGCCCGATACACAAAGAGTTCGGCGAGAAGGAGGTGAATCAGCACGTCTCGGGAGAGCGAACGTTCGGCCAGTACCTCGTCAAACCGGTCAAGAACACCGTTCGGTTCGCCGCGATCGATAACGACATCGATGACGATTCGGACGCCCCGCTCGAAAACGCACTTGCAGCGGCCGTCCTGGAGAAGAAGCGCGCGATCAACTGGGGACTCCGTCCGAACCAAGTGTGGATAGAGTTCTCTGGCCGACGAGGCTATCACACGTGGTTCTTTTTCGATCCACCGGTACAGGCTGCTCTCGCCAAGCAGTTCCTCGAACGACTGGTCGGCGGAAACGAAGGTGAGAACAGAATGTCCGTCGCCATCGATGGTGGGCACCACGAGGTGTTTCCCAAGCAGACGGCACTGATAGAGGGTGAGTACGGCAACCTGATCAAAACACCGTTCGGATTCCACCAGAAGACAGGCAACCGAATGCTGTTCGTCGACGATGACGGTACCCCTGTCGACGACCAGAACGCGATCCTCCGGGCGGCGCTTCGTAATCGCATCGAGCCAGACGTTGTTGGTGGCATCCTGGAGGAGTTCGGTGATGATACGGAGGAGCTCGTCGCCAAATCGAAAGCAGATGCAGCTAATCGGGGCCAACGGATCGAAGACGTCGTCGACTCCGCGCTCGACATACGCCCGTGTATCGAGCGGGCACTCCGCGGAGAGGCGACCACCCCCGATGATCAGCGTGGTCAACTACGGGGTGTCACTGGGCACCAGATGAGACTGGCGGCTGCGACGGAGTTGCTGAACAACGGCGTCTCAGTCGACGACGCGGTCGAGTATTTCAGTCACTTCGAGAACTTCGACGAGCAGATCACGAGAGAGAAGCTGGAGGAGATCAAGCGTCTCGGATACAAACCGTGGCGATGCGAGACGCTGCGCGATAAGTGTGGCGCGTACGTCGATGGATGTGCGTGCCCAAAGACGTCGGAAATCGACCCGGTTCGCTCGATGGAGCTGAACCACGAACGATATAGCGACAAATGGAGACACAATGAGTAACGACGACGCGACAAAGACGGTGAACATGCGAGTGAGTGCGACGACCTGGGACGATCTCTCGGGGGAGAACAGGTCCGAAATCTGTCGAGAGGCACTTCGAGCGGCCTCGCAGATGAAGCGTGATGCAGGGAAGTCGATGCGATACGCAAACGAGTACGAGGCCGCCCTCGAGGAACTGGACGAGGCGCAGGCGACGGTCGATGTCAAAAAGCAGATGATGACGAACGAGCTCGAGTCGTACAACTACGACGAGCTGATCCTCGCAGACGAGCTCCCGGACCCGTTCTCCACGTTCGAAGAAACGTTGTTCTACTCAGCGAAGTACGCACGTACATACCTCGAATCCGGTCGCGACCACCAGTGGGTGGTCAACGCGATCATGCAGGATATGCGTGACGAGGGAAAGATGCTCCCGGTCGGCATCGCGCAGTGGGTCGTCGAGACGGTCGACGACGACATCGACTACGACGAAGTTACCAACTAACGGATAGCTTTTGATCGCTGGATACGTACTCACTGGTGCGTGAGTGGTCAGTTTCAAAAACTTATCATCGCACATGAATCCGTCCCCCACAGAGGAGCCTACGCGATCCTCTGCTACGGTTGCGGGTCGCCACTCAAGATCAACTGGGGAAATAACTCGACCGGGTTCGCCCAGTGTTCATGTGGACACCGTTTCGCCTACAAACAGGTCTACAATAAGTTTGTTCGAGCATAATACGGGCATTTCAGAGCACCTCACAGCGTTTTCAAGGACTCTCTCCGGCGATAGTGTTCTCGGGACACAACCCCTACCCTGTAGGTGGTGCAAACGTACCTCCGGGTCTTTATTCGGAGGTTGTCAGGTACGATGAAAGCTGTTCGACACCCTATAAACCGCTATACTGTAGCTCTTTTGTACACTAATGTATTCCAAAAGAAACACTTAATACACCATTCTGCATACTAAATACTACCCACAACCCCTGGACTTGGAACGGCTGGGGGAGGATGTGGGACGGAGTGATTCGGTCAATGAGTAAGAACGAAACCGAAGCAGACGTTGGTCCCGAGGGCGTGGAGGACGCCCCGGGCGGTTCGATGCTTGACACCATCGAGCCAGTAGATGGAGAGTTGGGACCAGCCCAGCCGGAACCCGCGCCGGAGTTTCAGAAGGCTCGCCACGAGGTGGGCCAGAAGAACCTTCAGGCCGCCGATGAAGGGCACGCGCTCAACATCGCGTCGGGTTCAACGGGCTCGATCAAACAGAAAGTCGACGATGAGGTCGTTCTCGACTATCTGTCGGACAAGATCTACGGCGGTCCCGATTCCACACTTCGCGAGTATCTCGCGAACGCAGAAACCGCTGTCATCCGCGGCGGTGAAGAAGAACTGAAGAACGAAGCGGGGTTCACGGATGACGACTTCTACGTGGTCGACGACGAGCACCCGGAGTACGACCCCGCCAAGTCAGACGACGAGCAGCCAACGCGGCGACTCTACCCGAGTGAGATCATCGAGCTTGCCCGGGAGCTCACTGGCTTCGAGCCGACCATCGAGATCGAGTGGCACGAGGGCGACAACCTCCTCGTGATCCAGGATAACGGTATCGGCTTCACGCCACGCGAAGTGACGGACGTGCTGGCGGTCACGGGCCACAGCGGGGTTCGAGACCGAGGCGACGTCTCCGGTCAGTTCGGCATGGGCGTGATGTCAGCCCACAAGATGGTCGGCAAAGAAGGCGCGTACACGCTGATCACCCGGACCCGGAGACAGAACGTCCCGGACTGGGCACAGCAATCGTTCGCGGCCTACTGCTACCTGGGCGGCTACGACCCCATCGAGGGCGGCCTCCCCGAGGGAAGTTACGGGACGCGGTTCGAGCTCCCGATTCAGGAGGACCTCGACGACAACTACGGGTCGCGATACTCGGACACGCCCGTGGTCACAGAGTGGGTCGAGAAGTACGCCGAGTGGATGCGGGTGCCGGTCCTGTATCACCACTTCAAGGATGGCGATACGGTCCACGACGACGAGTTTGGGGAGCAGGAGTTCACCGATGGATACAACGGTGCGGTCCTCACGATCGACCGCCCGGAGTTCCTCGCCAAGTCCTACCCCAAATCAAGCAACGAGACGCTGTTGCTGTCGATGCCCATCAAGCGGAACTACAGCTACTCGCCGCCGGATGCCCCGTGGAGCGTGGACATCCGACTTCGGAACGAGGGCGGCATCGTGGTCGAGGGGCCGAACCACGGGCTCATGCCGGTCGACGATGCCGAGTACGACCGGATGGACGCAGAGCGACGCGAGAAGTTCGTCCGGAAGTCTGAGTTGGAAGACACAGACGTGACGCTCCCGGAACCGACGGCGTCACGTGACGAGCTACAGAAGAACGAGACGTTCTGGAAATGGATCGGCGCTGAGTTCGACTCGCTCTACAAGTCCGAGATCGCGCGGTTCATCGACCTGGTCGACGACATCGACGACCTGGAGAAGCTCGCGGTCGACGACCCGAACGGATTCAGCTTCCTGATGGTGGGGCTGAAGAACATCAAGCACTACGCCATCGACGACGCAGCGGACCTTCAGGAAGAACTGGAGAAGTCCCTCGACGCGACCAAGAGCGAGGAGCTGTGCGAGCAACTTCTGGTCCTCCTGGGAAGCGTACAGCTGGCCCCGCGTGGCCAGTCCGGTGTCTCTCGCAAGCGCAACAGGAAGGCGGAGAAGACGTGGCGTATCTTCCGTGACGCGGCCGAGGGCGGCGACGTCTACATGGGCGTCAACATCAACCAGAAGCGCGCCGAGGTTGCCTGGGAGACGCACGATAACAACCAGGTTGCCCGCGTGGACAAAGCCGCCGAGTACCCGACGTTCGAGAAGTTGGGCTGGAAGATGCTCAAAGACGTCCCGATCACCAAGAGCTCGAAAGACGCGAGCAACTACAAGATCCCGGACAAGGTCACGCAGAGTCAGGCCAAATCCAACGCTGGACTCGCGGCACCAGATCGCGAGCTCACGGTCCGGCGAGATTCGGGACAGGACAACACGAAGAACTACGACGTGGAGACGATTGAGCGAGAGCTCAGCGCGTACCACAAGTACGGGAAGGGAGACGGGCTCTATCTGGGCTACAAGAAGTATGCCACGGAGCTTGTCCTGTTCCCCAGTTCCACCGACCGGAACATGACGGACTGGTACAAAGTAATCAAGCCCCACGAGGGCCGGGCCTGCGCCACCTGCATCAACGGCGTGTACGACTACCTCAAGAGCGTTCCCGGAGTCATGCACATAGACGACCTAATCTCAGACGCGGCCGACGTACAGCTCACGACCAGCGAAGGCGACATGACTGTCGAAGACGCTGGCGACGAACTACTGATCCACCTGGTGACCGACGAGTACCTGGACGAGTTCCGGGACCCTGCGATCATGACCCGGCTGGCCGAGTGGCTCCACGACTATTTCCAGGAGGACGACCGCTGGGATGACTTCAGCTGGGACTACAGCAAGGACATGTACCCGGACAAGTTCATCTACGCACCCGTGGACCGCGATGCGTGGCGCCGTATCCAGCCCGGATCGTTCGACCACGACTTCGTGGTGATCGGCGGCGATCTCCGAGCTCGTAACTGCGGGTCGGACCACTACCACGAGTTCCAGTCGGACGCGATGATCTACACGGTCGGCCGACTGTACGAGTGGGACGAGGACACGCCGGAAGTCGTCTCGCTCCAGTCGCTGGCGGTGAGCCGCGACCCCGAACAGGCGTTCGCACTGATCAACTCGTTGGCGATGCTCCACGACAACGGCGTCAAGCCCGCGTCCGAGCAGAACGGCCAGGCTGTCAAACTCGCTGTCGAACAGCAGGCGAATCTCAGCGACACCGCACTGGATGCCACCAGCGACGACAGCCAGGACGTCCCCGAACACGAGGCGCTGACCGACGGCGGCGAGTGACAGGCCATGTCCACAGACCTATCAGAGTCTTTAACATCGCCTAACACCAATAAAGGTCAACAACAAGGCTCAGACATGACAGACTCCGACACTTCCGATGAGACGGCTATCGCGCCTGCAAACGACGGCGCGTCACTGGTCGTGGAGGAAGGGCGGAGCGTGGAAATCATCGACGAGACACCCGTGAACATGCTGATTCGCGTCTACGAGGACGATGGGTCAGCCAGTACGACCAACGTGTCGAAGAACGCCCGGAACGAGCTCCTGTACAAGCACGGCCTGTACGACCTGGTCTACGGCCAGGGCGAGCAGGTGCTGGTGCTGAACCAGGACCCCTACGCGGCGATCGCTTCGCATGAACAGAAGGCTACGTTCACGGTGTGGGTTAACGACGACCCGCCGATAGAGACGCCCCCCGGAATGGAGGAGGACGTGCTCGGGGCGGTCCGTGACATGAAGGTCAGCGACGGCGATTCGATCGCCCCGTTGACGGCCATTCACGCGACCATCCTCGATACGCAGGTCCGCCGACACGTCATCAAATGCCTCCTCGACGTCGCCCCGTTCTCGGCCTTCGCCGAGCGCGGGTCGATCCAAGAGGACGAGCGCGGCTGGCTACTCCACGATCAGCTCCTGCTGACGTGGGAAGGCGAGTTCCGCAACCAGTCCAACGAGGAACGGCGCTACGAAGTGTCGGGTTCCGGGGTGCGCGAAGTAGAGAGTGTCAACGAAGCGTTCCAGCTGTCGCGGCGGTCGGGTCAACAGGACGTGACCAGCTACGACAGCGACGAGCCATCCACAGACCCGGACGATCACGTCACCGTAGAGTTCGAGGGTGTCACGCACACCTTCGGCAAGAAGGAAGTCGAGTTCGTCTCACGAGTGGTCTGGGCGCTCAAGAACGTCCGCCCACGCGGTCCCGCTGGCGATGCGGCCCTCCCGTCACCTGATCAGGAGACAACCGAATGAGCTACGATTTCATCGACGACGGCGCGCGCCGAGACGACCACCGATACGGGCACGAAGTGCAGGATCCGTCCTGGTGGGGCCTCGGCCAGCACAGAGAGGAAGACAACACGGACTGGGACGAAGTGATCGCAGAGGTCGAAGACGCGGTCGCCGACGTCCCCGGCATGGAGTCCCTGCTCGACGAGGCTGAATCGATCGCCTCGTCCTACAGAGACTTCGGCTTCGAGTGTCCCGTGTGCGGACTCCGCCACGGGCACTCGACGGACAAGCACGACGTTCGCGATTTCTTCGCCGTGCGCGAAGACTTCGTGGACAAGATGAACTACACGCCGTACTGTCACTGCGGCGTGCACGAGCTCGCGCGACTGCTCAACTACTGGCGCTCCATCGAGATCGACGTGTTCGAAGACCAGGACGATGCTGGCTTCGACATCGACTCGCGTAAGCGCAAGGTCAAGCAGGCCGCCGGATCGGCCCCGATCCCCGACAGTGTGCGCAACGAGCTCGACGACACCCTGGGATCAGCGTAACTCCGTCCCACGCGGTCCCCAACGCGTTCCTTTTGTTAGATTACTCAATCTCCCCATAGTCACATCTCAATCGTCTCTCCGACGATCCTACGGCCTCCTGTGACCGCCTCTCGATGCCACCAGAAACGGGTCCGGATTTCCGCATTGACGCACCGCCCGCGTGCCATCACACTGGAGACGCGGCGGCGGGAACCTCGACGGCCCCAGGCTCGATATAACAGACGTCACAGGACTCGATAGGTCGCTTGGTCCCGGAGAAGACGAAGTGATTGTAGACGTACGGATTGTAGACGACGAACCGCGTCGGTTCGCCGGCCAGAAACGCACTGTCCCGTCCCTGCTCGTCGTACCAGTTGCCACGAACGAACGCATGTACGTTCCGTCGGCCCTCGTCACGAGCGCGCTTGAGACCGGCCGGCTGCACGACAAACTCCACGTCATGGACGACGATCGAATCGACGTGTGCGATCACGCGACCGTACCGCTCGTAGGGCTCGCGTGACCGGACGCTGAGACAGTCCTGGTGAAGGTTCTGGTAAATGTCCACCTTCATATGCTCTACCAATGCACATGGGGCCGGAAGCTATAAAATGAGCGTCTGCTTATAATACCATATGCCTGAAACCGAGGGCACAGAACCGGAAGACACAGACGACATTGACTTCGACGAGATAGAAGACATGTCAATAGAAGATCTGCAAGCAGACGTCGAGGGCGATGTCGACATCGGGTTCGACTCGGGCGTCGACATCTACGAGCCAGTAAAGCTCCCGCTCAACGAGCTGACCGCGAACAACTGGAACCCGAACGAGATGTCCTCGGACGAGTTCAACCGGCTGTGTGAGAACATCGAAGACGACGGGTTCCTCGCGCCGATCCAGGCCGTTCCCGTCGACGAGGATGGGGAAAACATCCAGTTCGACGAGGATGTCTCCCCGGCGGACATGGTCGAGGAGATGGACCACGCACGTATCGTCGGTGGAGAACACCGATGGAGCGCGTCCAAAGTCGTCGGACTGACCGAGCTTCCCGTCATCCTGGTCCCCAACAAGGACGAGGAGTGGGAGAAACTCGCGACCGTCAGGATGAACGCGATCAGCGGGTCGATGGACCCGATCCAGTTCGCTGAGCTCGTCGAGGAGCAGCGAGAGAAGTATGACGATGACCGACTCAAGCACATGCTCGGGTTCGCTGGTGACGATACGTTGTTCGACAACGTTCTGGACGACATCAAAGAGAACGTCCCGGAGGAAGTCAAAGAGGAGCTCGAGGAAGCCGAGGACGAGATCGAGACGATAGAGGACCTCTCCGAAGTGCTGAATCGTATCTTCCGCGAGCACGGTGAGGAGCTCGACTACCACTTCATCACGTTCGCCTACGGTGGGAAAGACAACGTGCTGTACCAGACAGACGACGACCTGTGGTCCAAGGTGATCGACATCAACGACCGCATGAAGTCACTCGACGCGAGTGCAACGGAGTTCTGGCGCCACATGCTCCGTAACGGCCCCGTCGACGAGGCGCTCGAGGAGGCTGAGGGGACAGCCGACGTGGACATGGGCGACGTCGCTGACGACCCGGATGACCAGATGGGCGACCTGGAGCCCGGCGACCTGGACCACTCTGTCGACGATGTCGATGCCTGAGTGCTGGGTCTGCGGCGAGACGGCGACTCACCGCGAGACGAAGCCACCGTACGAGTATCTCTGCTCGGACCACGCAATCAGCATCGACGCGAACCCCATCAAGGACATGCCACCAGACGCGAAGTAGACATGGCGTTGCTGGTGGCATCGAGCTGGTTTTGGTAACTGTTCTGACCTATAAGATAACAGAAAACTTCATTACCCTAAACCGCCTACATAACACTATCCAACCTTCCGTGGTTGGAGTGTCGCGTAATGAACTATAAGCAAATGGAGGAGAACCGATGAGCCGTGCGGCCGCCGAGTCCGGCTCGGACGGGAACTTCGAGTGTGGGGCGCCGCGTGAGGACGGCAAGCCCTGCGAGTTCCCTGTCGCCGCCGCGGGCGTACGGTGCGCCCACCACCGGAACATCCCCAACTGGATTCTGGAGATTGACCTATGAACCGCTACCGCAAGGGTGGCCCGATGGACGACGTCGCGAACAACATCCGTGCTGAGCAGATGGCGGACGCTGCGCCGTCAGCAGCTGAAGCCGAGCAGATGCATCGAGACTTTCTCCGAGAGGAGGGGTGTCGAGTGTGTGGCGAGAGCGACCCGGACGAACTGACCGTGGTGATGGCCTCGACCGGCCATAACTGCAAGGCACACCAGCACCCGGGCATCCCGGACCCACAGGTGTTCTGTATGGAGCACGAGCGCCCAGGGAGTGTTCTCGGTCGAGCGAAACTCGTCCAGCGTGCTCGGAACAATGGCGCGGTGGCGATGGCGATATTCGACTGCGGGATGGTCGACTACGCTCAGAGGCCCGAGGTTCCAGAGAGTCGGAAAGGACCCGGGTTCGAGAGTTGGAGCGACGTTCCGCCGACCCACCGACCGATTCCCGACGTGGGCGTCCGATGCCGGTGTGGTGCCGAGATTGACGAGGTCGTCTACCTGGAGGACGCATGAAGGCCGTCACGGAGATCATCCAGGCCAACGGGTTCGAGTCGGTCGACGACATGGAACTCGGCGACCACATCTCGGTCAAGGTTCCGGGACTCATGGAGCTCGTGGTCGAGAAGGTCCTCGACGACACGGTCAGTGTCGCTCACTACTGGGAACAGAACCGCGATCTGATGCGCGACCCGGAGATCGTCTTCAAGGTCGAGGACGGAGAGTGGACGCCAGTCGAGTACATCCAGGACCCTCGCGTCCACCGACACGATCCGGACGGTCTCGACCTCGGCATCTTCCCCGGCGAGTGGGACAAGACGCTCCGCGACCAGGGCTTCGTCGACGCCGCCCAGGAGGAGCCTGTCGATGGTTGATCTCGACCGCATCGACTACGGCGAGCTCTCGATGATCAAACTCTCCCGAGCTCTGACCGACCCGATCATGGTCGACAGGCGCGGGACCGGGAACGGATACGGGCCGGACAGCGCAGTGGTCGCCGACATCCGACAGGCCCGGATGCTCCAGAACATGGAGACTGACGTCGACGTGCCGATCAAGCGAGCGACATGGCCCGAGACGTGCTCGGTCTTCAGCTCGCTCTCGCTGGCGGTACCGCTCACCGCTGACGCGACGGACATGTACATGTGGGCGTTCTACAAGTACCTCACCGGCGTCCGCGGACTCGACGAAGACGAGCTTCCAGAGCCGGCGGCCTCGGCCGAACCGCCAGACGAGCACCTCCGTGAGAAGCTGGAGTCGCTTCGCAAGCAGATCAAAGTCGATCGGGATACGTGGTTCATCGAGAACGCGTATGACCCGGAGTGGTCGGTCCCGAAGGCGTTCTGGACGGAGTGGCATTCTGGCGGCGCGTTCGACTACGACGATGTCGACTACGAGGCATCTCCCCTGGGAGCATTCGATGAGTGACGACACCTGTCGCTTCCCGAGGTGCGACAAGCCGCGACGGGAACGCGGTGAAATCGAGTACCCGGATAGCGACGTAACGGCAAGCAACGGAGAACCGACCCGCGTCTCACTGTTCGGAGCGAAGTTCTGCTCGATCTACCACGAGCTGAAGTTCGAGAAACTCCGCGACGAGGCGCGCGAAATAGAGTACGAAGAACGGGAGGCTGAACGCAATGGGTGGTAGCCACCTCGGGTGTCCACACTGTAAGACCCAGTCGTTCACGATCCTCGAGATCGAGGGCTGGCAAGAGAAGGCATCGTTCGCGCAGACGGAGGACGGTGCGAGCTACTGTCTCGAAGCGAATAGCGTCACCGTTACGGGATACAACGAAGACCGTCTCCGATGTAACGGCTGTGAGAAGGTCGTCTCCGAGGAGGAGCTGGTGGAGGTGGGCCGATGAGAGTGCTTCGCTGCATCAGCTGCGGGTTCCTCGACGCATCGACCCCGACGACGCACGCGGACGGCGACGAATGTTCGCAGTGTGGGTCGACGAACACGAGAGGAACGATACTGAGGGAGCTATGAGAGAGAACTCGGAGCCGAAGACGATGCTTCAGTCCTACTGGGAGCGCGGCGAGTTGTACATGAAGAACCCGCTCGCGTACGAGGCGACGCAGGTGTTTCACTACTACGCTCGGAAGGTCCACGACGACTTTTTCGACGAACAGAAACACCGGGCGGTGACGAATCTCGCACTCAGTGCGTCGAACGGGTTTCACGAAGACGGCGTCCTCGCCGAACACGTCCGCGTCCCATTCGCCAAAGATCAGCAGATGGTCGCACTCGCCGTTGAGTTGCTGACAGAGAAGCTCGAACTGTACGACGACACCGAGGCTGGAATCCCCTACCGGATTGAGATGTACCGCGACGAACTACTGCGCCAGCACAAGAAGGTGAGTATTGGTGAGTGACCACGACGCGGAGGTACTGGTCAAGAAACCCGACGACTCACGAGTCCCCGACACGGGACTGGTCGTCTGGAGTTGGACGGACGGAAGGCGGACGGTGACACCCACGGAACACGAAGAAATGACACGCGTGATAGCAACAGCAGAGGGGCGGTTCGATCTGACCGAGCTGGCGTCTGGCGATGTTCTGGCTCGCGTCTGGATGGACTCGAACGAGCGTATACGCGACGTTGACTGGTTACGATGATCAACCTCGAGTTGATCAACCTCCGGGTGATCTATCGCTGTCTCGACTGCAATCACGAACAGGACCTGTACCTCCCGGACCCCGACCTGAAATCGATGTTCCCCGACCACGAAACGTGGATGATCGATGGCGGAGCACATGGAGCGTCGATAGTGGTCAAGTTGAACTGTCCGGAATGTGCGTCAGGGTCGTTCTACGCGATGGAAGGGAACCCTGGCGAAGACGTTCTCGTGGACGAGTTCGGCATCGTCAGCGACCTCGAGTGTTTCGAAGAAAAGCGCCACCTGTCCTAACTAACGATAGACGAGCAGTAAGGAGAGTATTAGTTAGGACAGTGCGCTCCCCGGCCCGACAGTCACACATACAATCATTGATACAATAGACCATGATCTGTGCGGAAAGCGGGTACCTCGGACGAATAGGAGAATAGCTTATGGTTCTCGATTTGTTATATGTTGGTAATGCAGAACGCGCACTCGATGCCACCAGAAACGACCGCCCGGCGACAGTGTTCCCGGGCCATGGCCCCTACCCCGTGGAGTGTTCATACGAGGTTCCGGGCACTGCTGGCACACGCTACTGGTGGCATCGGGTTCATCGGGGGGAATACGGGTGTCTACTGAGGAAATCGACCTGAAATCGGACGCTCAATGGAGCTTCGACAACGGTCTCAGAATCCTCCACATGCCCGTACTGTCGGCCTCGAACATGATCGAGGCGTCGCCGGCGTTCAACTGGCTCCGACAGGCCACACGGTGGATGGACAGGTACTACGATTTCCCGGTGTACTGGCATATCCTCTGGGCCGACACCGACCAGGACGAAGCCCGGTATCGATACAAGTGGGAGAACCTCGACGAGATGGCCTGGATTCACAACCGGGACGACATGGAGCTGATCAAGATACCCTTCCACGCGACCCAGTCGACCGACTCGGGGATGTGTACCCGGGAGATGCGTGAAGTGCTGAACATGGGCGAGGGTGAGCGGTTCTACGATGTGATCTGGAATCAGCGGCCGGCGAACACGGTCGAGCTCATGGGTCAGGTCAAATCGCGGCGCGAGGAAGACGATGTCCTCCCACCGATCGTCAACACGGCGCAGATCGCCCCGAAGACCAGCAAGACGTTCTCTCACTACGACCAGCTCAGACTCGCGTCTGGAATGCTCGGGCCGTCGACCTGGAACATCTACGAGTCCGAACACCAGCTCATGTGGACGCTGGACGTCCTGCGGAAATACTTCAACGGGAAGACCCTACAGAAGTTCCGCGAGCGATCGAGCGTCGTGCAGCCCGGGATCGACATCGACTATATCGACGAGGTGACCGGCGACGTCGAGCCCCAGGATGACCCGGTGATCATCACGTTCAACGGGAAGGTGTACACGGACCGCAACGTCGACGAGGCGTGGGAGATCATGGACATCGCCTACTCGAGTCCGTTCAACATCGAGCTCCAGGTCGTCACACCTGGGCTCGGCATCTCTGCTCGCCACACAGAGGTCGAGTTCAGTAGCAACACGGAGCACTTCAACTTCTACGAGGCACTCCCGAAGGAGGGCTATCTGCGTCAGTCGGCGAAGGCGAAGATCATGGTCAACTCGGTGATCGACACCGACTTCAACCAGACTCTCGGGGAGGTCGTCTACGCAGGGGCGCTCCCTGTCGTCAGGGACGGCGCGTGGTCGCGACTCATGTACGGCGAGGACTACCCGTACCGCTACAATGGCAAGAAGAACGGCGCGAAGATGCTCCTCTACGTGATCAACAACCTCGACGAGATCCGTGCGGAGTGGATGCCCAAACTCCAGGAGCGCCTCCGGACGCAGTTCCACTCGGCCCGGTGGATGTACGAGATCCTCGACCAGTGGAACCGACTCCGCGAAGACGTCACCTGGGGAGACGAGTGGTATGACATCCCGAAATACTCCGACCGATACACGTCGGGACGACGCGAGAAAGCCATCCTGAAGGCGCTTCATCGGTGTGACGACGTCTTCACGATGCAGGACTTCCGCGACGAGTTCAAACGCATCAGCGACAACGACACCGACATCCTCATCCCGAACGACGGTCGCTCGCCAACGCCCCACGTGCGCTACTACTGGGCGCTGAAGAAAGCGGGCGTAGTGGACCTCTGTGACGGACCGAACCCCCGCCTCGACAAGTCGGAGTGTGACCTGTTTTGACCCGAACGATACCGCTCCCGCTCGACGACAAGACCTATCGAAAAGTGCTCATCCCGATCCTGAGCGACTATGGGTACGGATACGGCATCTTCCAGTACGACGAGTACATGTTCTCTGACGAGGTCGACCTGAAGGTGGTCAGAGACGCGCTCTACACCAAGCACGTTGTTTACGACGACCGGGGGTACGACGACAAGAGTCGGGCGGCCAAGCAGCTGTACGAGTGGGTCGAGGAGATCTGCTGATGGTGCGCGTCCTCGTCGTCCCGGAGATCTACAAGCGCAACTATCTAAGCGCCAACGGCAACCTGAAAGACGTCCTCTCGTGGATCGACGACTGGATCGAGCGCGACCCCACGACACACGTCTACCTGATGCTCCCCCGGCGAAAAGACGTCGAGTGGGACATCGACGTGTTCGAGAACAGCCCGAACGTGACGGTCATCGCGACCCGCCGGTTCCTCCACGGCACAAAGTGGGGGTCGTTCATGTCCTTCGGGAGCTGGCGCGAGGAGCAACTAAAACAACTCGACGAGACGATCAGCGGGAACCTCGGCTACGTTGACGCGATCATCGACCAGCAGCCCACCGGGAACGTCGAGATCTTCAAGTTCTGGAACGAGAACTGCGACTTCCGCTACGCGAAGGTCAAGCCGTTCGACTACATCCGATGCATCCACGACCTGCGGGTCCCGTACAAGGCCCACGGGTCGCTCTATCGCAACGATTTCGACCTGCTCGGCGAGATGCTCTCGACGGCCTACGCCGATGGGACCTGGTTTCAGGCGGGGATCGACTACGACGAGTTCGTGCAGTATGGGAAGAAGCACTTCCAGTTCGCACTACTCGACGAGGTCCGAGACAACGCGATCCACAGTCTCGCTCCCATCGAGTTCGAGAAGTACGACGAGCAGTACAACGATGCGCCCAAGTACGTCCATGTCGCCGGGTCGATCCTTCCCAAGAAGAATCGGAAGGCTGTCTTCGAGACGTGTGAGTTCCTCCATCAGCGATACGATATCGAGACGATCGTGACCTCGATGGCGACCGTCGAAGACTGGTGGCACGGCGCTGAGTTCGCAGAGGTGCACGAGAAGTGCCCATACGATACCTACCAGAGCGCCCTCGCACGCGGCGACCTGGTGATTTCGGCGACCAGTCACGAGACGATGGGTCGGACGATCTTCGAGCAAGCGGCTTCGGGACAGGTGCTGGTGGCATGGTCGCGACCGTGGCTGTACGACCAGGTGCCCGAAGACTACAAGTTCGCGACCGATTCGAAGAACGCACTCAAGAAGGTGGCCGCCTGGGTCATCCAGAACTGGGACCAGGCTGTTAGAGAGAACCGTCGCATGGTCGCTCACGCCCGCGAGGTGCGCGACAAGCCCGTCGTGGGGAAGAAGACGTATGACGATCTTGCTCGTCGCGTCGAGGAGCGCGTCGACGAATACGAGTTCCACTGGGACGAGGATGTCCTCACACAGGCCATCGGCTACATCGGTGACGACGAGTTCGGCCTCGACGAGATCAACAGCGCGACTCGTCACTTCACCGAGAGTGGGAAGCCGATCCTCGACAACCACTTCTACCCGCTCAGTGACCTGGCACTGGCGCTGCGGAAGCTGGGATACGAGGATACCGGGACGACCCTCACACCGACGTTTAGACCAGCCAGATGAAGTATTGAAATCGACGTACAGAGGCCGTCTCGAAGCCGTTCCTGTCCGATTTCGGTAACACCTATACTTGTCCACTGTCTAAAGTATAATGCAACAATGGCGGATGAAAAGCAAATGCGTCTCGACGGCACTGTCGACGAGAACGCAGAAACAGACGGTGGAGACGACGACGATGATGGGCTCGACGACTTTGGAAACGAGCTCGGAAAGTACGACACGAAGGGTGGTCAGGACATGTACATCATGGGGTCCGTCCTTCAGAAAGCTGTTCGCCGGTCGAACGAGGAACAGGCGGCCTGGGCCGCGTGGGAGTTGGTCCGGTCAGGATACAGCTGGTGGTTCTGGCAACGAATGAAGATGATCGTGATCGAGGAGGCTGTCTCAGAGGACCAGACGATCGTGCTCGTCGACCACCTGTTCGACTGGATAAAATCGAGCAAGTATTCGATGGAGTCGTGGGAGGGGACGATCACCGCGATTCGAGCGGCGCTGGCGGCGGCACGGATGCCCAAGTCACGAGAGTACGCTGGGGCCGACGCCTGGTTCACGGCCATCGCGAACGAACAGTCGGCCGCCCACGAAGAAGGGCGCGAGCCCGAGTTCGAATGGCCGGACATCCCAGACGAAGCCTACGACAAACACACGATGGCTGGCCGCAAGCAGGGGCGCGGGTTCAAACACTTCATGGTCCATTCAGGTCGACTGGCCGGTAACACAGACATCGGCCGCGAGTGGAAACGAAAGGCGCTCGAGAACGCGGAAGTAGCGTGGCCCTGGGACGACTCAGGCACCCACGACCTGACTGACGAGGAGATCGACCTGGCCGTGTCGGACGTCGAACCCTGCGAGCACGACGAACGCTACCACGACCAGGACTGATCGACCGTCATGGATGCAGTAGTCGTCGGCGCAGATGCACTCGATTCCCGTGCAGTCCAGGCGTACCTCCCGTCGCAGCTCCTCTCACGCACCCGTACCGAACGAGACGCGGGGAGACTTCGCATCGACGCTGTCGACTCGTACAAGAGCGCGAATCTCGACTACCCCTGGACAGGACAGGCGTGGACGTCGATCTACACTGGTGCCGGCAAGAAGTACCACGGCGTAACGAAACAGGGCTTCATGCTCGGTGACGTCAACTTCGCGACCGATGTCCCGGATACGATCTTCGACGACATCAGCCACGCGGGACTCACACTCGGGTCGTTCAGGATGCCGATCACCTACCCCGCTCGTCCCGTGAATGGGTGGATGGTCTCGGGATTCCCGACACCGACAGACGTGACCGACAACGAAGTGTGGGGGCTCGACGTAGACTCACTCCCTGACGGATACGAACGGGTCAAAGAGCGATTGATCAAGCAGCGGAAGAACGACACACCGCTGGAACTCGTCCGGCGAGAGCGAGAGCGGGTGAAGCTCGTCGACGAGCTCCTGGTCGAGCAGGGTGAGCCCGACGTCCTGTTCTACGGTACCCAACTCCCGGACAAGATGGCCCATCTGTATCACCAGCGCCACGCAGACGAGGCGGCGTCCCTCTTTGACTGGCGGATGATCAAGATGGCGTACACGGCCGTCGACGAATCGATCGCGCACTTCCTCGACGAGTACGACCCCGAGTACCTCTTGCTGGTCAGCGACCACGGGTTCCTGGAGGACGACGACCACCACTCGATGCACGCGACGGCCATGGAATATCATCGGGATGGGGCTGACACGGATGCGATGGGCTCGATCCTCGACATCCGTGACCGCCTATGTGGTGCCCTCAATATCGACCGACGGCGAGAGGTGTTTGGTGGAAGCGAGCGCGATCTCACAGAGGGTGAGCGCGATCAGATCACCGACCACCTGGAAGATCTCGGCTACTTCTGACCGGTCCAAAACCCCTGTACGTACATATGTGCACGCCCATATGTACGTGCAGTACAACCTGACATGTTTTGCCCGTGCGTTTATACTATCAGAACCTGAATAGGTAGGTGAGTGACAGCCGCGTCTGTGCGCGGTTCGCACCTGATAGATGCCAGAGAGACCGCCCAACTATCCGTTCGTCGATGACGAGATTCTGTACACGAGCCTACTCCCTGATGAGTTCGACCCGACAAGCGACTCGTACTTCGCCCTGGGCCGGATGACTGAGCCGATCGAGCGGGACATGAACGGGAAGATTCACACGAACGACTACCGCCTCGTCTTCGCGACACCAGCGAAAGGCGTTGTCTCGTTCGAGATCAACGACCGCGACGCCGAATCGCTGTTTTGCCTGCTGACGACGCTGTTCGACGACGCGAATCGATCGATCAGCCTCGACTGGGCGAACCTCGTGACGGGGACGAGCTCGACAGTCTGGGCCGGACTCTCCGCCCTCGACGTGACGAGTAGCGTGGACACGAGTGAGAAAGAATCGGACGAGGTAGACACCACATGAAGACACTGAAAGCAGCACAACGACACGACGACGGCGAACCGACCGGGATCTGGGACTACGTCTCGATCCGGAAGCGTCGCGGCCGACCGATCGGCTACTGTGCCGGGGTGCCCGCGACCACGAAAGAAGAAGTAGAGGAGCGATTCGGTCCGAACGCCCCCGACGACTGGGATGACGAAGAAGGTGTCTGGGCGCGCGACTTCCTCGACATGATCGACCGGAACAGGGAAAAAGTAGAGCAGTTCGGCCACAAGTATCACGACGACGGCCACGACTCGAAAGAGGCGGCCGAGGAGTGCTACGGCCAATACCTGTGGGACCAGCGCACGACGCTCCACGACCCAGAGGAGGCACACGCGACCAGTCTCGACGACGTCAAAGGGACGAAGCAAACGTTCGAGTGTCAGGCCGACGAGTGTGAGGAGGTGCTGCTCGCCCCGACAGTGACGATGAACATCTACCTCGGTGCGGAGTTCTACTACTGTCCTGATCACCACGACGAGGACCGTATCAAAGAGCGGGTCATGTCATATGCTCGTGGGACCAGCTGGCAATCGTAGTAGTAGTAGTAGTAGCACCCATGCAAGCTACCTGGACTTCTCAAAGTCTTATTCTAACGAACCCCATTTTACATTACTAAGGGCCTGAAATAAAGTCCTAAGTGAACTCATGGGGCTATACGTAGACATACAGACCGACCATCCCCACTTGAGCACTCGTGGATACGCGTGAGATAAAAAAAACGTTGCGATATACTTAAGTTCTGATATTGCGTCTTTTCTGATAGATAGACGTGGCGAACAAGCTCGATATCTGGGTGGACGACCGGGAACCGCCGAGGGTCAAGGACATGGCCCCGACGGTGTTCGGAGAGGAGAAGACGACGGTAAAGCGGATGAAGGCCGGAGACTTCGTGGCCGCCGGTGCGAACGCGGCCGCCGAGCGCAAAGAGGTCTCTGACTTTCTCGGGTCCATCGGTGACAATCGTATCTGGAAGCAGACCGAAGGGATGAGTAAACAGTATGACCACAACTGTGTCGTCGTCGAGGGGTCCCATATCGAGACCTTCGTGGCCGACATCTACGGCGGCCATGCGGCGTCTATCCGGAAAGTCATCGGCGTCGTCGCCTGGCTCAACCACCAGGACGGATGGTCGGCGATGTGGTTCCCGCAGGACGGAGACGAGGGGACACGTCTCCTACTTGAGTACCTATCGTGCTGGTTCCGACAGGCGCAAAAGAAGAACCAGAATGATACGACCTAACCGCTATAGGTAGGCCCTTCGAGTTGCGACCTATCAGAAACACTTATACTATCACCACGTCTATCTATTAGTTACCCTATCAGAGGGTTGATAGAATGAAACAGGAGGAAACGGAGTTTGAACTGGAGGCGGCGTTGACGTACAACGATCCTGTCGGCGGCGCACGTGTTCGCGCCCAGGGAATCAACTGTACGCTCGCCGCGACGATGTTCGAGCTCGTCGACGCGAAGGGTCCACTCAGCATCACGAAGGACGTCCCACGATACGACCTGGAGGCGTTGTTCGACGTTGAGTTGGACAAGTCGTACCGCGTGGAAATCACTGTCTCCCCGGTCGAGGGTGCGGAACGATGAACAGTTCTGACGTCGGTGAGATCCACGACATCGTCCGTCGAAAGGGGCCGCTCACCTACCACGAGCTGATGGCGAAGGCGCCACCGTACGCTCCCGACGAGGTATTCGAGGCGCTGGAGGAACTCGAAGCAGACGGGAAGGTGCGCCGACGAGAGGACCGTGCGTGGGTCGCCGTGGATGGAGAGTGGGCATGACGCGCGGACAGAAGACCAGCTACACGGGTAAGGACACGTCAGTCTCGATCACGCAGACACAGGCCGCTGACCAGTCCCAGCTCACGATCACGAACGACCGCCTTCGCGGCGAGTGGTCGCCCCGGGCGATCGTCGAGCGACGCTACAAGAAGATGAAAGGCCGTGGTGCCACGACGGCGTTCCTTCCCATCAGCCCGCGTAGTGCGCTTCGTGGGATATCGGAGGAGTACGGAGAGGCGTTCATCATCGGCTACGCGCTGGTCAGGCCGAAAGTCAAAACGCGTACAACCCGTGACGACAAGGACGCTGTTTTCGAGCAGTTCGAGGACAAGGACGAAGCGTACGTCTGGAAGAAGCGCCGGCCGACGTACATCCCGAAGGACCGCCTCACGACCCGGTTCATCATCGAGGGCTACGGCTACAACTGGAACCAACCGACCGACTCGAAGTGGGGCGGGATGTTCTACGTCCTCGATGCCAACAGTATGCTCTCGGCAAGAGATGGGTTCCGCGTCGTCGCTGTCGCCGAAGTGCCACCAGGAACGGAGTTTGCGTACCCGTTCAAGAGCTCTGCTCGACTGAAGGAACGGCTCGAAGACGACGCTGTCGACTACACGTTCGACCCCGACTTCGAGAGGGTCGCATGAGTCAGACAGACTACGTGGAGATCACGAAAGACGCGTTCGATGAGTTCATCGAGACCCTCCCACTCAAGTTCGAAGAACGCGATTGGAACTGGACGCAGGAGGCCGTCTACGACTGCGAAGCGAAGTACATCCACAACGTGTACGTGTTCCGCATCTGGTCGAGCGTCGACGTGAGAGACGGGTACGGACGTAAGAAGGGCGAGGATGCCATCCGCGTCCAGGCGCTCGTGAAAGAGGACCACAAGGGCCCTGGCCAGTGGAAACCAGCCGTCCATCACAGTCAACTTCCCGACGACGTCGGGTCGCACATCAAGCGAACGAAGGGCTGGCGCGACCGAGTGAAGCGCCACCTCGTCGCGATGGAGGCGTTCCTCGGCGGTGAGCTGAACAAGACCTGTATCTGGTGCGACCGCCCGATGGTCGTCAGAGAGCGCAAGTCCGACGGTAAGGAGTTCTGGGGTTGTTCAGGGTTCCCCGACTGTCGACACAGCGAAGACCTGGAGGAGTAGCCATGACAGAAGAAGCACGAAGACAGATGAGAGCAGATGAAGTAGAGAACCACGACGCGTACGTCGCGATGGGAGAAGTGAGTCACGACCCGATCTTCGACGTTGACGCAGTCCTGGAAGCCAAAGAAGTGCTGGAGAGCGGAGAGACTGACTGGGAGTACCTCGGCGGAGAGGAGCGACACGGAACTGTTGTCCAGGCACTCCAACTGCTCGAACAGGTGGTCTGATGCCCGGGCCGATCAGCTTCAGTCACCCACTCGCCTGGGACTTCCTGTACACACACGGCTACGTCGCAACGTTCCGAAAACGACGTCGTACGTCTGGTACGTGTGACACGTGGTGTAACCGGGGTCGCGGCGAGGAGAAGGAGTTCGACGTCCACGTCCAGGAGGTCGGCGAGGTCGACTTCGACAATGGCGGCACCAAGATGCTTCGACACTTCTCGTCGATCAGCGGGATGGAGACGAGTTCCTGTTGGCGACGGGCCATCGAGGAAGTAAACGGGGAGCTCCCCGAGAGCGGGTGGCTCTACGTCGTCACGAAGGCGACGGAGGAATAGATGGACGTTCGACCGTGCCCCTGCTACAAGTGCGCTGGTCCCATCTACGACTACGACAGTAACGGCAATCGCATCATCGTGAACAACGTTCACGGCCGCCTCCAACCCTGCGACACCTGCGGGCAACCGAAGACAGAGTACGTCGATCTTGGTCGCAAGGGCTACTACGAGTGCTGGTGGTGTACACGCCGGGCTGGACCAGACGATGCGAGGGCGTTCCCATGACTGACGCTGCTGGTGGCATCCAGTTCGACTTCGCGGAGGTCGTCCCTCGTGATCGGGATGTGTACACGGCGACCGACCACCTGATGAAGCGCGTTCGAATGTCCGGCCGGTTCATCACGGAGGAACTCGTCCGCGACCTGATCGCGACCGGCGAGATCAAGGGCAACCGGCCCGGGAAAGGCGGGTGGGTGTTCGAAAAGCAGTACGACGGCGTCCTGTTCAAGTTGATCTGCGACATCGGCGCGGACCTTGAACCTCGCATCGTCACCGGCGTCTCCGAGATCGTCGACCGAGATGCGGCGCTGGACTCCGACCGCTGGTCAGAATCGACTGTCCATCAAGTGGAGCTACGGACGGCACTGAGCCGCGATACACACGAGGTGCCCCAGGAGAAGATGCTTACTCTCGAGTGCCTCACTCCGATAGCGGTGAAAGGCCATCAGGTGATCACCGACGCCGAGTGGGGCCACGTCCGCTGCATCGACTGTGGCCTGGAGACCAGATCGAAAGCCGAGCTCTCGACGACGGCCTGCAACTGATCCCACTGATGAATCGAGAACTTTATACGCCGAGTGGCAACGCCGATGACTGTTCATGCCCGATCCATCGCGATGGACAGGCCCCGACCGTCCCACTGGGGATCGAGTTTCATCGTCGAGTGACGATCAGTGAAATCGACAGGGAGACAGCACTCGCGATCTACGAGGCACACCACTCGTACTGCAAGACGGTCGCGAAGACGAACATCGTCCACCACGGAATCGAGTTTGACGGCCAGGTAGTCGGCGCCGTCACCTGGCGACAGCCCCTGCTGAACGAGCTCCGACTGTGGGTCACTCCCGGTGGCGGCCTCACCCGCGACCCCGACCGGGGCGTAGACTCGTTCAAAGTCTCGGGCGGCGCTGTCGCCGAAGCCAACCGCATCTGTCTCGGTGTCCCGACGAAGAACCTCGCCTCGTGTGGCTTCGCCCGGTCGATGAACCGCTTCGTCGACGACCACGCATCCCGCCTCGATCTCGACTGGTTACTCACGTTCATCCGGGTCGACCACGTTGGGTCGATGCTCCGTGCACTCCTCGACAAAGGGTGGGAGCTCGTTGGTATCAGCGAACCGAAAGAACCCGGTAACCGGCCGACTGAGGAAATCCATTCATGGGCGAAACAGCGGTGGTTGTGCCCGCTCACGGACTACATGACCCACTTCCCTACCCAACAAGCACCTCTCGCACGGGTTCACGGGGGTCTATAAGCCTCCTATCGCCCATATTCAGGGGTTTCAGACCCCCATTTTCGGGCGACCCCCGGCGACCCCCTTTCCAGACCCTAACCCTACCCTATACAGTGTGGAAACGGTCCTCCGAGAGTTTCTGATCCCTGATAACCACGCACTGGATGCCACCAGCAGCGTCTATCACGTTTATGTACAGAAAGTGGTATATACTCCAGATGCGATATATCAGACAAGATGGGCGTCGCCTACGATGTGTCGGACCGAGGGAGGATTCAACCGCCGATGGAGCTGATTCGGAAGACAGACGCGTACTTCACCGACAAAGGCGAGGGACTGCGCGTTTACGAGCACCCCGAGACCGGTCAGGAGCTATTCTCCGTCACGTCGGTCCAGACCGTCATGAACGGCGAGGCGCAAGCCCTCAAGATATGGCGACGCCGCGATCCGGAGTGGGCCGACTACTGGACCCGCTACACACAGATTCGTGGCTCAATCATCCACGAACAGATCCTCGGCAAGTACGCCGACCGCCCGATGCCCGGCTACGACCTCCCGTCCGAGATCGACCGGGAGGCCATCATCGAAGACGACGACCCCAAAGGGGAGAACCACATGATCGACGAGAAAGACTTCGTGAAGATAGAGGCGGACCTCGAACGGGCGAAGAACATGTGGGCGAAGATCTGGAGCGCGGAAGGATATTCGTTCGGCGATGTCCAGGGTGTCGAGGTGAAGGTGTGGCGGCCGGACTACGGCTACGCCGGGACGTTCGACCTGTTGATGCGCCTGGACGGGAAGCTCACCCTGTGCGATCTCAAAACGTCGAAGGCGTACCGAGACAAATACGCCGAGCAGCTCGCCGCCTACTGGGACGCGGCCGAGGAGATGTACGACATCACCATCAAGCAAGCGTGTGTGATCCGCCTCTGTCCCGACCAACGACACAACCCCTTTCTCAAACCCGAGCTCCACTTCGTCCCTGACGAGCGACCGGAGTGGAGAGCAAAGTGTACCGACTTCCAGGAGAACTACCTTCCGTACCTCGACACCTCGGGTGATCCGGAACCTGACACGATCCAGTAAGCAGACCGAACCCGGTCATGTATGCGTATAAGACCGACACAGAGATAGATTATCTGCGAAGATAGTAAGTCAAGCGAAACGTTCATATCTGTGGGGTATGTATCCTATAGCGACGTCATTCGAAGACGTCGGAACCTCCCCAGAACCTCACGAGCCGGACACGCTACCCAGTCAAGGCCGGCTCACATCGTTTCATACCACCGAGCAACGCGACCATCTAAGAACACGTACATTACTCCCCTACCTACCAGAATCAAAGACTATGAGAATCGCAATACTTAGATGGATAGGAACATCCTTATATCGTGTAGATGTGAATAAGAGATGCCGCCCTGTGGAACGGGTGTTGCCATGATTCTGTCCGACCGGGACATCAAAGCGGAGATCGAACGCGGCTCGCTGGTCGTCACCCCGTTGACCGACCCCGATCTTCAGATACAGCCAGCCAGCGTGGATGTCCGGCTTGGTGATGAGTTGATCGAGTTCACCGGCGGTGACGCCCCGATCAACCCACATGAGACGCGACCCGAAAAAGTGACACACCGCGTCGAGTTCGAGACGTACGCCATCGATCCCGGAGAGTTCGTGTTGATGACGACACGAGAGTACGTCTCGATCCCCGACGACCTGATCGGGTTCGTCGAGGGGCGCTCGTCCTGGGGACGGTGGGGAATCACCGTCCACAGCACAGCCGGGCTGATAGACCCCGGGTACCAGGGGATGATCACACTCGAAGTTTCGAACGAGGGTCAGATGCCGGTCGAGCTCGTCGCTGGCGACCGTATCGCACAGCTCACGTTCCAGCGTCTCACGAGCGCCTGTGAGCGCCCGTATGGCGAGGAGCGCGGCTCGAAGTACCAAGACCAGGATGGGCCGCAAGCAGCGCGTCTCGACCGCGAGCAGGCCATCGGAGATTGA